ACGGCGAAGTGTCAGCCTTCGTCTCCTCGGTAGCCACCGGTCACCTCCTCAATGCTGCGGATCCCGACCCCATTCAACACGTTGCGGGCTTGTGGGGGCAGACTCATCTCGCGCTGGGAGCGGGTGGCGTGCGTCTCGTAGATGCGCCGGAACATCGCCAACGTCACGTCCATGTTGGTGCTGTTGCAGAGCGCCGACCACGTTTGCTGAGTGACGGCGGTGGAGATGGCGGGGTGGGAGAAGCAGGGTGAGCCGTAGCGGCCAACTCGGCTGATTTCTCGCATCACTTCCTCGACGGCCTGCCCGATGGATGGCACGTCCCCTCCGGTCAACCGAGCGACCGTCTCCACTGTTCGGGAGCGGATCAGGCCGACCGCTGGGGCGTGCTCTCGGCCGTCTGCGGCGAGCGACTGGACGCAGGCGAGGGTGGCGTCGGCGTCCAGGTCGTTGAGCATCGTCAACCACACGTCCACCGCCAGACTGGCGTGACCGTTCGGGTAGAGCGGCGAGTGAGGCCAGAGGATCTGCACGGCGGCCATCACCTTCTTGACGTCGTCGCGGGTCATGCGTCCCTCAGTTCGTTCAAGCGCGCCCCAGCCCTGGCGGCGGAGGCGTTGTCAACACGGTGACGTGTCAACGCACGCTCCAAAGCATGGGTTGAAAGGGTTGACGTGTCGAGGGACGCGAGGGCACGTTTGATCTCGGTCACCTCGTAGCCAGCCTCCAGAGCTTTGACGACGACGTTGATCGCGGCGTGGTAGTTGCTCATCGGGGCGTGACCGCTCGTCTCCCGGTACCACTTCCACCACGCGTCAATGACGTCCCGAGCTTTTCGGTGGCGGGTTTCCCCTAACCCAACGCGACTCTCCGTAGGAGAGTCTTTCTCTCTATCTCTAGTAAGTAAAGGTGTCATCTCAGATTCGGGTGTAGCGGCACCCGAACTGGGTGTAGCGGCACCCGTTCTCAAACCCATTTCGGGTTCGTCGGACGGGAGGAACAGGTCGCCGTCACGCACCGCGGCGCCGATCTTCAACAGGGCGGTGAGATGCGAGCGACACCCCTCCTCCGTCAACCCGACGACGTCCCCCACGGCAACAGCGAGCGCCCGGATCGAGCGCCACGACTTGTCAGGGTTCTCCCAGGCGACCGCCCGCAGACCGACGTACACCGCCAACCGAGTCCCGTTGCCCTTCACGTCAGGGTGTTCAACGACCCACATCGGGACCATCACGAACTGTGCTGTGCGGACCTTCATGACGCCTGACCGTTTCTCACAGCCGCCGATGGGATATCCTCCCAGGTACGACTGTGGTGGTCGGTGACATGGGTGGCGCCCATCCCTTCCGGGGTGGGCAGCCGCTCAGCACGCTCCTGACGGATCATCAACCCAGCGAGCGCCACCGCCAACGTCTTCTCGAAGTCGTCAGCCCACCGCTCCACGTCAATCATGGTGTGGCGGCGGGCCGAAGCCTTCGCCTTGACCGGTTTGGGAGGCTTGACGGTCTCCGGTTTCCCGCCACGCGGCCGGGACGTCTCGAAGTAGTACCAGCCGTACGTCTTCCGGTTCCGGTACAGGGTCAGCGCACGGTCAATGTCAGCCTGTTCCTCCGGGGTCAACTCGTCGGTCACGACGCATCACCGCCTTCCGGGGCAGGCGGAGCGTCAGCGAGGTAGTCCGAGAGCCACTCGGCGGCTTCCTGGTGGCGCTCCGTTGACAGGTCGGAGAGCGTCGTCCCGAACTTCTCTTTGAACGCCGCTATGCACAGCTTCCGGGCCTCCTTCGTCAGGGCGTTGAGCGCTGCCCGCATGGCGGCCTCCTGAGCGGTGCGGTACGTCGGCTCGGGACGCTCCGCAGGAGGCGCAGAATCGCTCTCTGACGTCTTGGCGGTCCCTTGGGTGCGGCGGGTCGGTTTCGTTGACGAGCGGCCACCTGAGCCGGTCGAGCGGCCTTCCGTAGCGCGGTGGGCGTCGTAGTTGTTACCGTCCGTGTCGTCTTCGGCGTCGCAGATGCACAACAGGTCGAGCCACAGGTACTTGTACGCCTGGGTCATCGCCTTGTTCGCACCCTTGTCGCCACCGTCGCGGCCGACCCCGATCGTGCGGGCCTCCAACCACGTCCCGTCAGGGCCGATCACCTTCCACGTCACCTCCAGCACCATGTCAGTCCAGTTGTCCCGCATACCGGCTGCCGGAGTGTGGGAGAGGAGGCGGGCCTGCGGTACGACGACGATGCCGTGCTTGGCGAGGAGCGGTTGCACCTCACGGGTGATCTGCTCGATGCCACGGTAGCGGTAGCCGCCATACGAGTCCTCGGAGCGTTCGTCCTTCCCGATGGAGGGCATCTCGCCGATGAGGCGAGCGAGGGCGATGCCGATGCTGACGGCTTCGGGGTTGACGGGTGGTTCGTTGCCGCCCGGGATGATGGTCAGGTCAGTGGTCATTGCGGCTCACGATCCGGACGGACGGTTGCCCGTACTTGGTTTGGACGAGTTCGGTGCCCTCGATGGGTTCACCGTCCTCGTCGCGGTCAGGGCCGTAGTTGATTCCGGCGTCTTTCATGGGTGTCTTCCTCCAATAGTCGATGTGGCAGAACTGCAACAGGACCGGCGCCACGTCTCCAGGTCCGTTGATCTTTCCTTCTCTCCAAGCCCACTGGATGACGGCGTTCATCGTCGCCAGGTCGTCCCACGTGTTGACGGTCCCCTCCCCGGACTTCTCCAGCACGCCGAGGTTGTCGATGACGAGTTGCTTGGCGGGCATGTGGTCGGCGGTCCACCGCTTCAAGTCGGCGACGACCGAGCGAAGGTCACGCATCAACGTGTCGAGGTGGACGAGGGCGGCGCCGGTTGCGTACGGGTCTCCCTTGTAGTGTTCGGCGATCGCCTGCACCCCGACGACGGCGCGGCGGAGGAGCGAGAGAGCGGGAGCGTTGCTGATGGTTTGCACGACAGGGTGCAGATCCTGAACGGCGGGGACAGCGGACGGGTCACTCATGGTGACTCCCTTCGTGGTGGTCTCGGTTGACTTCTCGGGTCTAGATTACCTCACCTCCAGCCACCGGGGAGCGCCGGAGCGCCTCGGTCACCCATGACCACGTGTAGTTCGGCCGGTCGGCTTCGGTTTCGGCCAGCAGCGAAGCCGAGATCGGAACCGAGGCGGAGATGCGGCGAACAGAAGGTCTGTCCAGTTGGGCGTCCAACAATCCGTTGTGGAGGAGGTTCGCCAACTCGGCGGCGGCGTAGTCGATTGCTCTGCCGTCAACGATTGCTGCGTGGAGCACCGGCAACGTGGATTCGAGCGTCCCGTAGCGGGTGGTGAGACTCGCTCGGATCACCGAAGTGGTGAGCGGGGGCACAGGGACGGGAACGGTGACGTCAAGATGACCCCAACCCTGCACTCCGGATTCCGTCAGGCGCCCGACGATGCGGTCACGGATCACCTCAGACGGACGCGGTCGAGATGGGTCTCGATCTACGACGCGTTGGACCGGCGGCCACGAGAACCGTCTCTCGCTCTCGTCGTTGCGACGACGGCGCTCGGCGGCTGCCTCCACTGCCGCTTGTCGTTCCTCGGCGGTCTCACGCTCCTCCCACCGCACCCATCCCGGCACGTCGAGATCGAGGGCGCACTCGTCGCAGTACGGCACCTCCAACGCATCCGCTCCACGGGACGGCTCGCCGCAGTCGATGCAGGCCGGGAGAGGATCCGGCACTCGGTTGACGGAGGATTGGGACTGGGAGCGACAGGTAAGGCAGTCGCATTGGAGTGGCCTGGTGAGCGGAGTCTCCACTGGGGCGTCATCTACCGGGTCGCTGCGGGTGTGGTGGCACTGGCAGCACACCAGAACACCTGCGTGCGGACTGTCGTGGTAGCAGTGGTCGCTTGGTAGGCAACGGGCGGGGTTCGGCACCCTCTCAGTTTACCCCTCCTCGAGGAGTTGTCAACTAGAGGCGACAGTTTCCCAGGTCAGATGTCAAGGACAGGTTCGGCGCCGGTCACCGTCACCAACGAAGCCGGAGTGAGCGGCACGCCGACACGCTTGTCGGTGGAGCGGCGAGCCAACTCGGACTTGATGATGACCAGGACGGCGCCCATGCCGGCGATTGCGGCGGCCTTCCAACTCGACGTCTGGAACAAGTCGAACTGGTCGGCGAGAGCGGCACCGAGAACAGTGGCGATCCACGTCCGGCCGATGCGGATGGCAACGTCAGCCCAGTAGTTCGTGATCGTCGGGAGCGTCAACGTGGTGACGGCGTTCAAGATCACCGAACCGACAGCCGGGAAGATCGCTGCGATGACCGCTTTCGTCCACCCTTCCGAGTGGTCGGTTTGTCCGGCGACGAGGAGGAACATGATGAGGGCTTGGACGAACGTCGAGCCAGCGCGCTCGGCGGTGTCAACCAGCCACAGCTTAAGTGAGGTCATGCCACTCACAGTAGCTCACCGTCACGAAGGTTTGGAGCAATCCGACTCGGCGTAGACCCTGTTGATGATCTCCGCCAGCTTCGCCCGGTTGGCGTCCTGCGTCGGGGTTTGCGGCGTGGTTGGCGGGATCCCCAGGATGAAAGCCCACAGTTCGCGCTCACCAGCCTTGTTGCGGTTGTTGAGTTCGCACCGGTCCTGCTGGGTTTCTTGGGTGCGGTCCAGCTTCCCGTACGTGTACGTCAACCCGGCCACCACCACCGCCAACACGACCACCACGAAGATCAGGATGGTGCTGACTATCTTGAGGCGAGCGAACCCGGAGTTGAGGTTCTTGAAAGTGGGGTTGTCCTCCAGGCGTTGCTCGACGGCCTCCGCCCGGGCGATCACCTCTTCGGCGTGCTCCGTCGAGTCACCGAGGTTACTGTTTGTCATCGTGCTCCTCCAGGATCATGATACGCCGTTTCAAGACACCGTTCTCGGACTCCAACGTCCCGACCCGAGCCTTGAGTTGCTCGTTCTCCGTCTCCAACACCTCAATTCGTTCCTTGCAGTTCCGGTTCTCGTCAGTCAACCTTCGCACCTCGTCTCGTAGCTCACCGCGCATGGCTTTGGACTCCTCCCAGAGTTGGGCGGCGTCGGTGTTGGCGATCTTCCCGGAGCGGGTCAGTTTCGTCCCGAAGTAGGTGGCGAGGGCGGCGACGAGAACCCCTGCGAACGCCAAGACCGGGACCGTGAGCGAGGGCGACGCGTTGTCGGCCACCACGTTCATCACCCAAGCGAGAGGCGGGTAGTAGATGATGTACGGCGTCACGCCCAACCCTGCAAGTCGATCAGGACGTGCGTGGCGCCTGAGGTGAAGATGTTGATTCCTCCCTCTACGCCGACCGGCACGACCGCCAAGTTGGCGTCGGTGTCTCCGTGCATGTTCAGGTTGGAGGTGGCGGGTTGTGGGCCGTCGCCCCACGCCACCAGGAACCCGGAGGCGGCAGGTTCCACGACGGTGATGTTGACGATCGCTGCCGCCCGGTCGGCGGGCTTCTCCGGGAGCCGAACGTAGAACGTCTCCCCAGGCTGATGCTGGTGGCTGTTGCGAGAGTCGTAGACGCGGATCGGGGTGATGAGAGCGGACATGTCTCCTCCAGGGTGGGACGGTGGCGTCGGGGTTGGTTCGGGTTCTGGTTCGGGTTCTGGTTCGGGGAGCGGGTGCTCGGGTTGGTCGGGTAGCTGCAACGAGCAGATCAGATCGTAGGCGGGCCAACTCACTTCGGTGTTCATGTCGGCGCGCCCGACCACGCCCGGGACTGGGCCGTTGCTGGAGTACTGCCAGGCGTCATACGGTTTGGCGTTGCGTTGCCGCATGAGGAACTGGAGGCGGGCTTTCGTGACGTAGGCGGCGAGATGCATCGGCCGGTGGCCGTAGTTCCCCTCCCGGATCTCGTCGCTGTTCCAGATCGAGCCGCCAGCCACGTACAGACCGGAGTAGGTGGAGACGCACGGGCGGCGGTAGTGCCCCTCGATGGTCTCGGCGAACGCGACGCACTTCCCCTCCGTCACTCCGGCCTCTTCGGCGTCGATCATCACCCCGTCGCCGGGACCGAGGCCACCCAGGGCGTCGAGGATCTCGATGAGGTGCTCGGCTTGAGCGACCGGATCGGTTGTGGATGACAGCCAGTGGTACGCCATCCGATAGCGGAACAGTGCCTCGGCCTCCAGCCAGATCCCGGCGAACGTCGGATCGACGTACCGCACCGACTGGGTCGCTTTCCACCAGACGATCTGTGATGCCTGAGCGAGTTCCACCAGATTGACTGGCGGGATCTGCCCTGCCCGGAGTCCCTGCTCAACCTGATAGTGGGAGCCGTCGTGCCCTTGGAACTCGGGAGCCTCCCCGAGAGCCAACTCCATCCGGGCGGCATAGAGCGCCGGATGGTTGTACGGGGCGGGTTCGAGTTGCTCGTAGTAGCCGTCCTCGTCCACCGGATCGTACCTCGGGTTCAACGGATGGGCGCCAACCCCTTCGAATTCCGCGTCAGCCTCTAGGAACGCTGCTCTCGCCATGCCAATACGGTATCAGGCGGCAGGTTCCCAGAACGCCAGCCAGTCGATCTCCACGTACCCGTCGGCGCTGTTGTCGATCGGCTTGTAGGCGCTGTTGGCGTCCCGGTCGAGCCATGTTTCGGTCTGCAACGTCCACCGCATCGGCGTCGCAGGCACCAACGACGTGATCGTCTTGATGAGGATTCCGTCGAGGTAGAACTTGCAGGACTTCCCCATCACCCACTCGATGACGCACGTGTGCCAGCTACCGGGTGTGGCGGTTGACTTCACGCTCTGCTGTTGGGAGCCGGACGTGGCGCCCTGCTCGTGCATGAATCCCTTGATGGTGCTCGTGCCGTCGAGGTTGCACTCCGGGAAGTCGATCTCGCCGTTCTTCGGCCACACCCCGTCCTTCGGCCACAGCAACCACGCCACCTTGTAGGTCGGCAGCTTGTCGGAGCGCCAGCGGACAGCGAACCGGCCAGCCGGAACCGAGCCGTAGGCGCCGTGCACCGAATCCTTCGGGGACAAGGTGGGCAGGACGGCGCCGACGTGGTGGATCCCGTCAGCGGTCGTGTGGACGTGGTAGCGGAGCTTCGATCCTTCCACGGTCAGGTTGTTGGTCTCGTAGCGGCCGCGGTGGGACGTGTCGAGGTAGTAGGCGGTCTCCGGCTTCGGCGGGTAGAACATCATCTTGTCGCCGTACTTGGCGCGGATCTCACCCTTGGCGGCCGGGGTGTTGAAGTCCTCCGACCAGGCGAGGCGCCAGCCGGGAAGGTCGGCGGTCGGCATCGGCTCACCAGAAGGGTTCGGAGGAGGAGGAGGAGGCGGCGGCGGCGGGGGCGGTTCGGGCGGGTTGAGGAGAGCGTCGTAGGCGGCCTTCAACTCGTCGTATTGCGCCTGGAGCGCTGCCTGGGCCTCTTGTTGAGCGACGGCCGCCGCCCGGGCGAGAGCGATGGAGGAGGCTGCGGCGTCAAGGGAGTCGAGTGGTTCCATGAGATCTTCCTATCTGGTGATGAGCTTGACTTCGTATCCGGCGAGCGTCACCTGAGTGTTGTCGATCGTGTGCCCCGGATCGACCATTGTGAGGGTGATCGGGGTTGGGGAGCGGGAGACCAGCATCACTTTCGTGGCGTGAGCGAGACCGATGACCTCGGGGACGTTCGAGACGACCTCGGTGAGAGCGGTCCCGGGAGGGAACTCGGCCACCAACTTGTCGGAGACCGCCTTGAGTTCGGTCGGTTGGAGAGATTGGGCGGAGCCGTTCTGATACCACAGGCCGAGCGGGTTGGAGTCCCCGGCGTCGGTGACGTTCCCCTGGACTTTCCCTTCCGGTTCCCACGCCATGTTGTAGTAGACGCCAGGGATGATCCCGTATTTGATGTGGTGCCAAGCGAACGCTGCGGTCTCCTCAGCGTGGCTGGAGGTGGCCTCGGCGTAGTAGTTGCCGGTGTGCGGGTCGGGCATCTTGAACTGGGTGCGTTGCCCGTATGCGTACCACTCGGCGAAGCAGACCGGGATGGTGCGAGCGTCACAGACGGAGCGTTGATACTTCGGGTCGGAGGCGCCGAGATCCCTCACCCACTTGATCCAATCCACGATCTTCTGTCCGTTGTTCCAGGCGCCAACGGTCTGCCCCTCCTTCCAGTAGCGGCCATGCGTGCCACCGTCCGGGTTCGTCGTCCACTTGTTCGTCGGATCCGGTGTCCCCGGGATGCTCGCCGGGTTGTAGTAGGAGGTGGCGCCGGAGTCCTTCGTCAAGTTCCGGACGTCGCTACACAGGGCGTCGAGGCCGGTGCAGTTCGCCAGGAAGTAGCGGTGGGTGTGGAGAATCTTCTTGTCGAGGTAACCCCACGGACCCTGGCAAAGGTCCGGGAACGTGTCGTTTGCCCAGTCCGAACTGGTGTCCCAAGCCAACGAGTTGAGAACGTTGTACGGGCCGACGATGAAGGCGTCGGGGCGCACCGCCTTGACCTTCTGCCAGATGATGTTGAACATGGCGGTGTAGCCCTCGTACCACCACCGGTTGGAGAGCGGAGTGATGCCCGAGGGGAGACCGGAGCCGGGTGGGATTGCGCTCGAACCGGCGTATTGGGTGGTGACGTAGAACCCTTTGAGTTCGTTCCAGACCTGGAGGTATTTGACGTGCGGGTAGCGAGCCATCGCCGCGGCGAGAAGGTCGCCCCACTCGTTGAACCACGAGTGGTTCGGCGGGTAGTACTCGGAGAGCGACGTGAGTTGCGTCCCGGAGCGCACCCCCATCGGATCCCACGTCTGGCCGGACTTGGGTGAGCGCATGTGCGGAGGGCAACCGAGAGCCGTCAGGCACCGCTCCGTCGCTCCGCTCATCAGGCCGGTGGAGGAGGTTGGGAACCCGAACGTGGCGTCGAGGAACGTCCAGTCGTATGCTGCTCCGGCGCCGGGTTGCGGGTTGACGGTCGAACCGAACCCGATGAGGTGTTGGTTCTGGATGCGGGCCGCGGTGGCGAGCATGTTCTTCGTGGTCGTGTTGCGGGTCTCGTTGTGCGTCCACGTCCACCCGAGGCGAGTGTTGCAGGTGCCCAGGGAGGCGCCGAGCGTCGCCGTGTTGCCGGTCGGCGGCGGGGTGCCTCCACCACCACCACCGGTGCCGGTGAGAGTGGAGCGGCCACGCTGCTTCGCTTGCGACCAGCCAATGTCGTTGATCATGCCTTCGCCACGTACAACTGTGAGAACCCACGGGTGAAGCTGGCGTTAGCGTTCGCTGTTCCCATCTGGCAACGCACCTTGATCGCCGGGACGGTCGTGAACGCTGGGATGCTCGGGGAGGAGGACGAGACGACGCGGGCGGTGCCGGTCTGGCGGCCTCCGGAAAGGTCGGCGGCCATCGACAGGGAGCCGAGAGCCGGGGCGGCCACCGCTGTAGCGGCTGCACCGACCGCCAACTCGGCGGAGCACCACAAGTCGTCTCCGGCGTTCGTGTTGAGGTTGACTCTCCCAGCGAACAGGATCGGGTGTTTCCCGGCGCCGGTCGGGACGCTCACCGCAGCCGACGTGAACAGGGTGACGCCGTTGACCTGGAAGTCGAACGTGTAGTTGACGGCGGAGCCTGACGTGTTGTCGGCGTAGCCGACTGCGAGGACGAGGAGTGTGTCGTGGGCGACGAGCGGGATGCCGGAGTTGGCGAGGAACGTAGCGAAGTCGGAGTTGGCCGTCGTGTTGACGACGGTGTTGGAGCCTCCTCCGGTGATGCTCGCTCCGCCTTGCAGCGTCCACGTCTCCCCGGTCGCGCTCGAAACCCAAGAGGAGCCTGACGTCCAGTCAGCCGGGTTGAAGTCAACGGTGACGGTCGTGCCGTAGCGGACGATCACCCGCTTCAAGTTGCCGGTCATCAACGTCGTGCCCGAGTTGTAGGCGCCAGCGTTCGGTGCGGCCGTCGAGTCGAACGTGTTGCCGAGGGTTGTGGCGCGGTTGAGGGTGAGCGTCGTCCACGACGTCGGTTCGGTGTCGGAGTCGGCAGCCCAGTAGAAGTCAGTGGTTCCGTCTCCGGCGTCCCGGAACACCTTTATCCAGATCCATGTGCCGTCAGCGACGCCAGAAGCGACGGTTGCGGTTGCCGTGGAGGCGGCGGTTCCGTCAACGCTGTGGATGAGGGAGAGGGTGCCGGTGGTGGCGTTGACGCGTACCCGGAACCCGAAGTTGCCGGAGGCGCCGTATATCCCGAAGATCGAGTTGTCGGCAGCAGGCGTCCAGTCGTCCAGTTTGACGCGGGCGGTGACCGTCAGGTTCCCGGTGACGATCTGCCCAGCACCAGTGGTTGCCGAGACGTACGCTCCTGCGGTCCCCGGGAGACGCACGTCGGCGGCGGTGGCGGTGATCGCGTCGTTCGCTTGGATCAGACCGGACAGCTTGTTCTTGAAGGACGGGTCGATGGCGACGGTGATCGTGTTGGCGGTGTCGTCGTAGGTGATGACCGTGAACCCTGGGTCGGCGACGAGTGCTGCGGCGACGGCGTCCATAGCGTTCTCGTCGGTGTAGGAGGAGGCGGCGCCAGCGCTGATCGTGAACGTCCCGTCGCCGTTGTCGGTGATGGTGACGTTCGCTCCAGCGAAGAGAGCGGTGGCGAGGCGTTGACTGATCCCGGTTTGGGCGGCGGTCGTCGTGAAGAAGTTGGCGGCGGGGATCTTGTCGTTCCCTCCCGCCACACCCGGGGTGGTGATGACCGGGACAAGCTCGGTGCCGGTCAGGTCGGTGAGGGTGTCACCATCGGACAGCTTCGTCATCAGTTACCCCTTGATCGAGAACTCGTAGTTGATCCATGTGAAGGCGGTGGAGCCGACGTCCAACGTGACGGCGCCAGTGGTCTCCACGATACTCATGCGTCCGAAGGCGTTGTTGGACACGACATCGAACCCGAGCAGGTGGGGCGGACGGAACCCGACTGGGAGCGTGAAGACCGTCGAGCCGACCGCGCCAGTCTTGAAGCATCCCCGGATCTGCACCATGTCGCCCTGCTTGCGGTACTGGACTGGTTGGGTGTTGCCGCCGAAGTTGACGTGGGCGCCCTGGAAGGTGACGTTGACCCACGGGGTGGTGCGGCCGGACTGGCGACGCTCCAGATCCTCCAACCGGCTCGTCAGGTCAGCGATGCGTTGCGTGAATCGCTCCACCTCGCTCGTTGGGGCGTTCTGACCGAGTGTCATACCGCCACCAACCCCATCCGAATCGTTTCTCCTCCGGAGTCCCCGGGCACCATAGTGATCTCGACCACCCGCTCCGTCGTCAACTCCGCCAGGCGACCGGACTGCAACCCCATCCTCACCTGATCCCCGAGGCCAATGTCGGTCATCCCGCCCCAGCGCCCAGGGGCGAGCGTCACGGCGATCTCGGGGCGAAGCACTTGCGCCTGATCCCGGAGCCAGTTCGCTTTCCCTTGGAGGGTGTTCTGCTCGATGATCGACGGGTTGCTGGTCGCCACCTCCCACCGTCCCCTCGGGTCAGTCGTCAACCCTGCCCCAACAGCGAACGTCGGCGACGTGGACTCGGCGCCGGAAGCGAGAGCGTAGTTCCCGAAGTCGTTGGGTTGGAGGAGGCGGGTGAACGCTGTGACGCGGCCTCCGTAGTCGAGGCGGATATCGGGTGACTGAACGCCGCGATACGGGAACCAGCGGTTGAGAGCCAGGTTGGCGTCGATCTCCCACTCGAACCCTCCCTCCACGTTCCCCAACTCCGTCATAGCGTCCAGGATCGGCTTCAACGGGTCGTAGGTGCGGTCTCGGTTCGTGCCGGACGTGGAGCCGACACCGTTCGTGATCCCCCAGTTACCGTTGGCGAGGAGTTGGGTGTAGCGGACGAGTTGCCAAGCGATCTCGGCCTGATCCTCACCCACGAACGTCAACCCGTCAACCCCTATCCTGCGGTGCCCGAGCATCCCTCGGTAATCCTTCGCTGTGAACGACGTGACATGCCGGGTCTCGTCCACCGCGTCGGACTCGGTGCAGATCCTCCCACGGAACACTTTGATGCCGTCCCGGTAGACGTGCAGGTCGGTCGCCAACGCCGTGATTGCTGCTGCCTCCTCGGAGCGGCCGTCGATCGTGAACTGTGCCGTCCACGGCCCATCGAGGCGGGCGGTGATGCTTCTCCCGTACGCGCCCGTCAACTCTCTGATCTCGGTTGTCAACGGAGCCGCGTACCCCAACACCCAAGTCCAATCGACCGTGGGGATATCTGGCGCGGGGACGTCGGAACCCGGGTTGTCCGGGCCGCCCTCGTCGTAGAGCGGGGTGACGCCATCCTCAGCGAATAGTTGAACTCCGCCCTCGTCGTACAGGAACCCCACGCGTCACGTCCGGACGATTCGGTAACCCATGATGTACGGCTGCATGTTCGTCATCGCCTGGTTGGCGAACGCTCCGTCGCCCGACAACCCCGAGTACGGAGGAAGGTCAAGGCTGTGAGTGTGGTTCGCCGACTGGCCGCCACTGGAGAAGGCGTGAGTGTGACCGGTGTTGTTCGCACCCATCTGCACGGAGACCGGCGTGTAGTTGTAGCCGGACGCCGAGTTCTGGACGATCAACCCTCCACCAGTGTTGCGGAGAATGTCGTTGAAGATCGAGGTGTGGGTGTGCGTGTTCGACTCGTCACCCGTCGTCCCGGAGTGCGTGTGGGTGGCCGATTCGGTGCTGGTTGTGGCGGCAGCGTGATCGTGGTCGATTGAGTGGCCGTGCGGCGGAAGGTTCGTTGAGGAGATGGTCGTCAACTCGGCGCCACCCGTCCCGCCGAGCGTGTTGGCGGCGGTGAGCCGTCCGGCGTCGGTGCCGCCCTGATTGTCGAGCGCCACGAGCACCCGGCCACGAGAGTCGGGGAGGTTGAACGTGGTGGAGCCGTCCCCGGCGCCGAACGCCGTTCCGAAATGCTCGAACAGGGCAGCGTAGGTGGTGCGGGAGACGGCGCGGCCGTCCTCAATCAGCCAGCCGTTCGGGGCGACCGGGTTGTAGGTCTCCTTCGTCACGCCAGGCGTGTCCCGGAAACCGGCGCACAACCGCATCCCCGCCACCCCAGTCGGGCCGGTGCCGGTGTAGGCGTCATGGATCATCGAGTTCGTGATGGCGGTCGTGGACGTCGTGAACGGGCCGATGATCGCCAGAGGAAGGAACGAGTTGGGGATCGTCGGGATGACCGGCGAAGCGGCCTGCGTGCCTGCGACTCGGGTCAGGACGGCGTTGTTGCCTGCCGCTCCTCCGGCGTTCGGGTCGTTGATCTGGATGCCGACGACGTCGTAGCGGGTGTTGGCGGAGGTGGCGACGAACCCGGACACCGAAACGGTGGCGTCCGACAGGACGTCGTAGTTGCCTTGGAACGCCTGGTCGTCTCCGGTGACGATCGCCACCCCAGCGGAGACGTCCACGGTCATGTTGGCGCCCGCTGCCCGTTGGGTCACCTTGAACGAGGTGCGGTCCTGCACTCCCTCATCGAAGCTGGCGGCGCGACTGTTGATGCGGTCCTGTTGAGCGGTGTATGTGCCTCCCTGCATCCAGCCCGGAACGTAAATGGTCATGATGCTTTCCTCATAGGTAGTTGTCGCGCCACACGAACTGGGTTCGGGTGACACCTTGCGTGTAGGTCGCTGGATGGAATCGTACTTCGGTCGGCCCTGGCGGCAGCGACCACCAGCGGGAGGCGGGGAACGCCAACTTGTCGTAGCGGGTGGCGGTCGGGTCGCCGTTGAGGAGGATGGTGCGTTTGCGGGTGTCGATCTCCAAGAAGTCGCCGGAGGCAACCGTGATCCCCACCAACGAAAGACTCTTCCCGGTAGTCAGAATGTCGAGGACGGGTTCGCTGAACGGTCCGTACATGCGGAGCAGCGGATACGAGTCGATGTTGCCGGCGTTGAAGATGGTGGCGGAGCCGAGCGGAGCGGCGGCCGGGTAGATCCTCGGGAACGTCAACGGGTAGGTGCGGCCAGCAGTCGAGGCCACAGAAGCGGACGCGTAGACGTCTTGGGTGTGCTCGTCAGCGGACTCGAACACGCCAGCCGGAACCACCCACTGAACGATGCAGTCGGCGCGCCCGGGTCGGTCGATGATGTTGCTGAACGACGGGTTGCCGCGACGCATCTGCGCCCGCACCTCCGGCAAGCCGTCCTCGGACAGGAACAGGTACGGCCGGAGCGATGGGGCGGTGAAGGCTCGGAGGCGGCGGCGCTTCTCCTCCCGGGTCTCACCATCGGTCGGGGTGATCGTCACGTTCAACGTCACCACCCTGGCGCCGATGTGAGTGGTGGTGTCGATTGTTCCGTCTGCGTCCGCGGCGTAGGAGACAACCTCTCGGGTCTCCGGGTCACCCTTGTCAACGGTACGCAACGAGAAGCCTGTCTCGGGTGTCAGTGGGAGCGGCACCATCCCGTACGCTTCGAGGCGTCCCTGGAGCCTGGTCATGACATGCCAGCCAGCAGGAAGTTGGCGATCGCCATCGCCTGATGAAGGTCGAGTCCTTGATAGAAGTCGCCGGTGAACGTCACGTTACGAGCGTACGACGCCGTGCTCGTCACGGTCGAGGATCCGGCGCTCTCGTCAGCGAGGGCGGAGCCGACCCTCCCAGCCACCCGAGGGTCAGCCAGGAGGGCGCGCAACCGGTCAGGTTTCGTCAACGGCAACACAACCTCGTCGCCGTCCTCACCAACGATTCGGGCGGAAGCCTTGTTGAAGTATCCGCCCCAAGCCGAGTAACCGAACCGGACGAGCGGCTGAGTCCCGGCAGCGAACTGCAACCGGAGACCTGTGCCCGGGTCGAGGTTGAGGATGATGTGCTTCTCTTTGGCGATCTCCCTGATACGCGCCTCGGCGGCCTCCCAGTTCCCGTTCGTCATGTCGGCCTGGATCTTCGCTGCGGCGCCCTGCGAGATGGTGCCCAACTGCCCGAGGAGACCGGTGAGACGTTCCCTGGCGACGTCGTCTCCGGCAAGGTTGATGGCGGTGTTGACGTTCTCCGGGGTGAGACCCAACGTGTTGATGTAGGCGTCCACCTCATCCTTCGTCAGCCCGGCAGCCGTCAACTGGTTGCGTAGCTGCTCGGTGCCGAAAGCGATGGCGTCGGCGGCCTCCCGATTCGACTTCCCAGAGCCGACGAGCGCCACGCCGTAGTCGATGAGGGCGTTCGCTTGCTTCTCGACAGCCTCACGGTTGTTGCGGCCCTTCTCCGTGGTGATATCGAGGGTCTTCCCGTTCTCCTTCAGACTGGCGCCCACGTCATCAATGGATTGCAGCAGGTCTCGGTGCGACTCCTCCAGGTCTTGCGTCCCGCCGAACACCTTGTCGAGAGCTTCCCGGAACCCGTCAGCGGCATTAGAGGCTTCATCGAAGGCGTTCGTGTTTTCGTCAATAACCGCCATGAGGCGGTCGGTGGCGTCCTTGTTCTTCTGGTCCTGCTCCTCCAGGCGCTTCTTCGCTTCCTCCTCCGTCACGACTGCCGGAACGACCTCTTGGAGTTTGACGGCGGCCAGACGGTGATCCTCCCGGATCGTGTCTTCCTTCGTCGTGTTCTGCGACCGCAGTTCCTCGTCGTAGCGGGTGACAGCTTCCCGCAACTGGTCGAGGCCTTCCTGGGCGATACCGGAGGCGGTGCCGATCTCCAAGATCCGCTTCGCTCCCTCCTCGTTGGAGCGCACAATCTTGTCGAGATCCCCGCCCGAGAACAGGAGCGCCCTGAAGTAGTCCTGGATGGCCTCTTTGTTGGTGGCGGCGTCCGACAGGCCGCGGATCGAGTCTTCGAGGATCTTCGCTTCCTTCGCCAACTCTTGTGCCCGGAGAGCGAACGCCACCAGCACCGTCCCGCCCAGGGCGCCCAGAGCAATCCCGGCGTTGCGTGCACCGGGTGGCAGTTTGCCGAGTTGCTCGGTGAACGTCCCGAACAGATCCGAAACCTTCTTGAGCGGTCCGGCGAGCGCCACCACGGCAGCCAACGCCACCACGGCGACCTGGAGCGGGCCGGGGAGCGCTGCGAACGTCTTAGCGAGCACACCGACGATCTGGACGACCTTCGTGTAGATCGGCAGGAAGTTCTGGCCGAGCGAAGCGGCGGAATCCTCCATCTGAGCCTTGGCGATGCGTTGACTGTTCGCCGCGCCATCGGCTGTGCGAGCGAAGTCTCCCTGGGCGGCGGTCGTCTGCTGCATGATGAGCGCCAGCGTCGCCTGAGCTTTGGCGTTCGCCTCGATCGCACCCTTGCCGTCGTACAGGCCCATCTCCAGAGCTTTCGCCTTGATGGCGGCCTCGTTGATCTGCACGTTGAACTGGCGGATCGGCTCAGACTCACCACGGAGCGCCGAACCGATCGCAGCGACCGCTTCGGCCGGATCCTTGTTGAAGAAAGAACCCAGGTCGGAGCCGAGTTGCGTCAACTTCTGCGACCATTCCGTCGCCATCTGTGGAGCGAGACCGAGGTTGTCGAGGAGACCCTTCAATCCGGAGGCGGCGTCCAGGTAGGCGCGTTGGGAGAGTCCCATCGACTGTGCGGTGGTTGTGCCCAACTTGATGACGGCGGCGGCATCCTCCCCAAACAACACCTTCGTCTTCGAGACGGTCTCGTTAAGGTCGGAGGCGGCATCGATCGACTTCTTGAGTCCAGCGCCGAACGCCACCGCGCTCAACACCTGCGTCATCGAACTGGCGATACCCTTCGCCTGGTTGGTGGTCTCCGACTTCGCCTTGTTCAGGTCGCTGCTGATCTTCGAGGTGTCGAGGCGGAGTTGAACGAACAGGTCAGCTATCTTCACACCTCACCTCCAATCGCAAACCCGGATGCCACGGCGGCCGCCACTCTGGCGCCGTCGCTCTCATCGTAAACGGCGTCGTCACCCAACCCCAGCAGCGCGTCGATCTCAGGGCGTGCGTCCTCCCGGACGTTCGCCATCAACGTCGTGTAGATCAGCCGGAAACCGAGGAGCGCCGGAATGTCTTCCAGCGCCCGCGACCACCCGACAGCTAGTTGGAGGGCACGCCAGTTGCCTGCGTCTCTGGCCCAACCGAGGAGGAGACCGCAGGCGTCGTAGGGAACTCGGCCACCTTCTCGGCGATCCAAGCAGCGCACTCGATCACAAGGTGACCGTGCGTTGACGGGATCCGATACAGGGCGGCGTCGAAGCGTTGACGATCCTCCGGCACGATCATCTTGCGGATGAACTTGGCGAGGATCCTCACCTGCTCCAGTTCCGTCGTGAAGTCGGAGATCTCGGGGACGTCCTTCAAGTCGAAGCAGTCGCCGAGCGACGGCGTGGGGGTGATGGTGAACTCCTCCTCCCCGTACAAGCCGAACTCGAACGTGAGCGGCGGTCGCCGCAACGTGTCGTCCTCGGGACGGTACAGGAAGGTGGCTGCCGCCACCACCGGTCAGATCCTGCCGTTGGGGCCAGGCCACACCTTGATTGGTGTGGTTTGGCCGGAGGCGAGTTCGCAGTTGAAGGTGACCGGGAGGGTGGCCTTCTGTGGAGCCTTGCGGCGTTGCGTCGTGATCGTCCCCGAGGGGCGGGCCTGGTAGATCACCCAGCGCCGGTTGTTGGCGTCGGTGGGCGACTCGGCGGAGTCCCAGACGAACATGACGGGTTGGATGCTCGACGGATCCGGGAACACGAACGGCTGAGTCGCCGCGCCACCCACCTCGGAGCGTGCTGCACCGCCACCCATCGCCAGAGCGAGCCGCTTGACGGTCATTTCCGCCATTGCGAACGTGATGCGAGACGCACGTCGGGTCATCGAGTAAAGGACCGGATCCAACTCTTCGGCGACCTCGACGGCCTCCGAAGTGATCTCGGTTTCAACCTGCGTTCCGTCCTCCGTGTACCCGACCGGCACGAACGCCGGATCGAGAGCCGTGGAGGCAGAAGTTGGTTCGGCGGTTCCGACCGGGGCGTAGTAGAGACGACCGGGACCGAGATGAATGTTGGCGGAGTTGCCACCAGCAGCCATAGCGTTTCCCTCCTTCGGGATATCCCGGGCACCTCCTTCGGTGACCGGAGCGCCACCAGTGTCGCACGGACGGGTGACGCCTGCAAGGCATGTTGTGTCAGGCGGCGGCGACGGTGAGGTTGGCGGTGATCGTGTAGCGGGCCACTTCGCTGTCCGGATCCGGGAGCCACGCCCAATCCACCGTCGAGCCGTACAGGGTCAGGTTGGTGGCGTTGTCTTTCCACGGAGCCGACTCCAGTTTGCGGAGAGCGCCAATCACCGCGGCAGTCGCACCCCAGGCGGCCGCCTTGTTGCGTGGGCCTCCGTACACGTCGATCTGCAACAGCGGCGTCGTCAGGTTGGCTTGCTCGACGGATGACACTCCTCCGCCAACCTGTTGCACCGCCACCCACGGGTAGGCGGCGTTGTCGGAGCCGAAGAACACACGGTTGCCGACTAGTGCCGCCACACCAGCGTCAGCCCGCAGGTAGTTCCTCAGGGCACCCTCGGCGTCTGGTGGCAGCAACTCCTCCGTCATGGTGACGATGCTACTTCGTTGACGGCTCGCCTCAGGAACGACTGGGCGCGCATCCGCACCGTGCCGAACTCGACGTACTTGGCGTAGACGACGTTCGTGCCGACCGTCCCCAACCATCCGGAGCCGTCATGCTCCAGATCGGTCGTGATCGAGGAACGCAACCGGCCTGTGTCAACCGGGCAGTACAGCTTGGCGAGACGCTCAATCTTGGCGAGCAGTTTGCGGAGTTCCCGGGCCACCGGGCCGGACGGCGAAGCGATCCACGACTCAAGCTCGTGGAGGTTGTAGTTCCGCCACTCAGTCACCTGCGGTGCGGCGGAGACCGGCCCTGACGTGATCGAGACCCAAGCCGTGCCGCTTCACCACCCAAACCACCTCGTAGGTCTCGTTGAGCACTAGATCCGTCACGGAGTCCTCGCGCTTCACGTCCACCCACGGATCGACGTGCATCACCATGTCGATGAGTTCCTGGGCGGTCTGGGCGGATTCCTGCTCGGCGGCGGTTGGGGAGGAGATGTTGGCGGGAGCGTCGAGCGTCGTCGTGGACGTTGAGCCGGGTTCCCACTTGTCTCCTCCGCCAGTCGTGCGGGAGATGGAGATGCGGGTCGTGGTGAGCGGGAGCGTCATCAGTACGTCCTGCGGCGGCGGCCTCGGATCGTTGCCCACAGCCCGGGCACAATCGCGTCGATGGCGGTCTCCGCTTCGTTGGCGGTGGCTGTGTGGGACTCGGAGACGTCGCCGACGCTCCGACTCCACGATCCCGACAGGGCTGAGGCGGTTGGGTCGGTGAGCAACTTGTTGGCGATGAGGCAGATCGCCCGCTTCAACGAGAACGGCAGGGTTGCCTCCGTGTAGGCGCCGTCGTACTGCAACGAGACCCTCGGCCAGAGCGCCGGGTAGGAGCCGTCAGCGTCCAGGTACGGCCAGTCGATCACGTCGAACGACGGATCCTGGCTTGGGGAGACGAACCGCAACTCGTACGGGTTGACGGACTCGTAGGCGGCGCCAGCCGGGATGGCGGTGATCGGGACCGCTCTCGGGTAGGCGTGGCCGGACGGCGAAACTCGGACGGTCTCCGTGTAGGTGCCGTGCCGCAACGTCCTGTTGAGGCAGTCCTCCAACAGGTCGGTGGCGTCGTCCATCGCGGCCATCACGTCCGATGACGCCGAGGTGGAGTCGCCGGTCAACCGCACGTACGTCGGATAGGTCACCAGGCTCATGCCGGTGAGCTTACTTCTTCTTGGCTGCTGCTGCCTTGGTTGGCTTGGCGGTCGCCTTGGCGGAGCGGGTCTGGTGCTGCGGCGTCTGTGCGCGGGTCTGGCGGCGTGGAGCGGTCGCCTTCTTCGGGGCGATCGTCCCGCCAGCCACGCCCGCGGCCTTGGCGACTTCCTCGGCCGTGACGATCCCGGCGTCCAGAGCGGCCTTCAACGGGACGTGGGAGCCTGGGCCGTAGCCCACGTTGCCGATGGTCGCTGGCTTGTCGGTCACAACGTAGATTTCCATGCCCAACATCATACGCGCAACAGCGCCTCGGAGACTGGGAACCCGGTCATGGTACGACCTGTCCCGGGTTTGAAACCCAGCCTCCTCGGCGCTGTCTTTCGCTTCGCATCGGTGGGTCGCTGTCCCACCCTGTAGTTCTGCCCGACTCCCCGTCAACCTGTTGGTTCGGTCCTGGTGATCTCTGCACTTTGGATGCTTGAGCACCTCCGCTAGCTCTGCGATCCGGGAGGATCCGGCTGCTTCGTCAAGGTGTAAGGATCATCATAGTCCCCAACCCCTGCGTTGTCAACCCCTAGCGACAACATTTCTCAGATATTTCTATCACGGCACAAAGAAAGCACCCCGCCCCAGCCGAAGCCGAGACGGGGTGCCAGGTGCCTGCGAAGTCCCCGGGGGAGGAGACTATCGCAGTTGGGGGATCAGACGAGCGCTGCCACGACGAAGAAGTCGGGGCGAACCACGGCCAGAGCGACACGCTCTTCCGCCAGGATCGCCACCTTGTTGTTCGTGAAGTAGTCGCTGTGCTGGTTGCCGACCCGAACCGTGGTCTGCATCCGGTCGAACAGCGTCGCTCCCATCGCCCACGAGCCGACGATCGCCGTGTTGGCGGCGACTGCCCGAGAGCGAACCACCGGAACGCCCCACGGGTTGATCGGAGGCGAGCCGTACGGGAGACCGGCGCCGAAGCCACCGTCGAACTGGTTGGCGTAGCGGGTGGTCACCATCGCCCAGAAGGTGACCGGCTCGATCGCCATCCCGTCAGCCTCGCCGTCAACGGCCTCCACCTTGCCGATCGCTCGGCCGATGGTCGCCATCGGGTCGCCGGTGACGAACGCCTGCGACTGGACTCCCGAGAAGTTGAGGATGCCCTTGATCTGCGGGCTGACACCGGAACCGTTGAGGATCTGGAGTTCCTCACGCACCGCCAGCATGTAGGCGAGGCGGGTGTCGATGTAGCCGGAGAGCGTCGGGACGTCCTCGATGATCTCGGTTGTGACCGGCACCCAGGCGGCGATCTTGCGCACCGGAGCGTCGTCAGCTTCCCAGAGCAACTGGACTTCTGGCTTGAGCGTGCCTTCCAGGACGGACGAAGCGCCCAACACGTTGACCTCAGGGTTGAACTCCCTGATGTACGGGACGCTCGACAGTCCCGTCTCCTGCACCGAGATCAGATCTCGGACGAAGAGGCGACGCTGGCGTGGCCGTGGCATCAGAGGCGCTGCCTTGGGGAGCAACAGGCCGGAGTCGTTGCTGGCGGTGCCGGACGAGACGAGGGTTCGGTAGGCCTCGTTGTGGTTGAAGATGGATCCCGCAATGTCCATCGAGGCGGAGCGAGCCGAAGCTGCTCCGTGGTCGGAGCGGAGCGCCTGGTACTGGGCGTCGCTGGCAACGAGTTGACCGAGGGTCTGGTACCCGGGGTTCAACGTCGCTGTGGCGGCGTCCGGTCCCTTGGAGCCGTGAGGGGAGATGACTCCCCGCTCCATCGCCGTGTAGACGGCGTCGTAGTTGTGGATGAATTGGACGGCGCTGCGGACGTCCTCTTGGTAGCCCTCGCCGCGCTCGGCAGGAGCCATGCGCTGGAGACCGTGGATATATTCCCCGGCTTCCATGAGCGCATCGCGCACCTGATCTGCTGACGGCTTCTCGGGCAGAGTGTTGGCGAATGCCATGATCTTGCCTTTCGATCTGAACGGTTGGATTGTGAGTCCTGTCGTCGTGCAGATCAGCCGACCGTCGCAAGCACCTCGGCCACCATCATCACACACTTCGGGTGATTAAGGCAAGCACCCACTTACGGAAGGAGTCAGATCCACCCGAGGTAGCGCGCCAGAGCCAGGCAACCGAGGATCAGCAGCACCACCCAGAGGAGGGCGGAGAGGCGGCCAGTCATTCTTCGGTGACGTGAACGACTGGGCGGCCGAACATGTCGAACTCGGCCTCGGCCCACTTGCCGTCCGGGGTGCGGGGAAGCTGATCCCAGCCGACCTTGACCGGCACCGGATCGCCGGCACTTGCGGCGTCGAGCATCTGCGAAAGATCCATCAGTTCACTCCTTCCAGGATTGCCAGAGCCTCAGCGATTTCTGCCTCGACGGCAGCGGCCTCCGCTTCGGCAACCTCTGGCTCATCCTGCTCCTCGTCGGGCGTCTCGGTGTTATCGGCGCCCGGTAGCTCCTCGCCTTCGGGAACCTCCGGAGCCTCTTCGCCTTCGGGCTTGTCGGGAGACTCGTCGGCGGCCGGTCGAGCGCCAGTCTTCAACGTCATCAACGCGTCGGCGAGATCCACCTTGCCGGTCTGGAGATCCAACAGGACTCCTGCGGCGAGATCGACGTCAACGACGTTCTGGCGGGCGACGATGATGCGGGGGCGGCCGGGGTGCTGACCGAAGCGGACGTTGAGAAGTTCCGTGCCGGGGACGGCGCCGACGAGGACGAGCGAAACCTCATCCAGGCGTCCCTCCACGAACGCATCCACCTTCTCGGACTGCTCACCGGACTCGCCCAGCGGCACGTCCACCGTCGTCATCACCTCGGGCATGAACCCGACCGAGAACTGGTCGATGGTCCCGGACTTCAACTGGGCGTAGCCTTGGCGCGCCCGGGGCACCTCGTTGAAGTCATCGAACTCGCCGACGAGCCGGAGGATCTCGTCGTTCGTCTCGTAGGAGATGTAGCGGCCGAGCGGTTCGCTCCAGTCGTGCGACCAGACGACCCGCGGCATCCGAAGATCCATCGAGGCGTTGAAGCAGTCAGGGAGGAAGATGGTGCGGTAGTCGTCCACCGTGTTGTAGCGGAGCACCGTCGCCTCGAACCGTCCCGGCACGCCATCCGGGGTAGCCCGGAACTGTGACACCGGCACCGCCCGATGCTGATACGCAAGGGTCATGCCGGGGAGCGTATCACGCTCCTACCACGCACCACCGTACTTCTCGGTGAGCAGCGCTCGGTCGTTCGCTTCCCATCCGGCCGGGAGCAGGTCAGGTCTGGCGTTCGCCGTGAAAGAAGGTTGAGGGTGTTCCACCTTGGCGCCGTACAGCTTGCCGACCTTGCCGCCCTTGGCGACCGTCGCGTAGATCAAGTCGTCGTCTCCGCCCCACCACTTGAACCGCTCGTCCACCCGAGCGCATCGGTCCGGGCGCACGCCGAAGGCGAACCCTCCGACGCCACCGTGACGGAATGTGCCGACCGTCTCCAGCGCTTGAGGTGTTGAGACGATGCTCGGGCCGTAGTCGAACCCGAGGATCGCCCAGTCGCCCTTCTCCAACTCGTCGCAGACCAGAGTGGCGGCGCCCGGAGCGAGCACGACGTCGTCGTTCAAGATGAGGCAGGAGCGCCTATCGGCCCAATCCATCCCGAAGTTCCACGCCTCGTAGATCCTGAACGGAGACTCCACCACCAACGTTCGGTAGCGGTGAGCCAGATCCCTAGAGCACTCCGGCCCACCGTTGCAGATCAGCATGACCGGCACGTTCTCCTCGTGGAGTTGCCCGACGAGATCAGGGAGCGTCGGCGGAAGACCGATCGTCGGGATAACCGCCACCCTCACTTCCCGGCCTCCTCGGCAGCGGCCAGCCGAGACAGGTGGATCCCGATGGTCATCGTGAACGTCTCCGTCATGCACTTCTCGCCAGCCGGAGCACCGCAATATGGGCAGGCGACCGTGGCGCGGGCCTGAGCTACACGCGTTCCCGAAGCCACGACTCCACCTCCAACCCGGTGTCAACCAGCCACGTCGCAGCCTTCGTCAGACCTCGGGGAGACGTCGTGCCGTCTTCGGCAACCTTGTCTTCCTCCAGGATCCACTCCTGCCATTGGATCGTGTGCTTCTCCCGGAGCCAGTCCTTGACTTGCTCGATGCGCCACTCCCGCGACTTGCCGACGAGCCGTCCCGCGGCGAGCGCCTCGGCGGACTCGACGTAAATGTCGTGCACGCCGTTGACGGCCGGTGGCGTCCCTATCTTGTCGAGGGTCGGCCGGACCGGCACCCAACCGGCGTCGGTCAGATCCTCCAGGACTCCGTTGTGCCAGCGGCGTTGTCTGCCGGTTCCAACTCCAGCGGTCTCATCCATGACTATCTCCTCACCATCTGTGCGGCATCCCTGATGTGTTGCGGCCGTGGTGATGCCAGAACCACGACGAGCTTGGGTCTGCGTGCATCTTCGCACCCAGATCGGCGAACGTGTTGAGCAGCGGCATGTCCTGGAGATCCCAGACGCCACCTCCACCCGGGGTGTCGGGTTGGAACCCGCCCATCTTCTCCATCGCCTCGTGGAGGAGTTCGGTGCGCACCATGTAGGTGATCGGGACGACGTGCGGTTGCGCCGGGTCGTACTGCTTGCCCCGGTAATGCGGGAACGGATCCTTGCCGCCGATCACCTCGAACCACGCCCACACAACATCGGCCTGAAACTCGATCGCGTTGCCGAGGAGAAGACGGAGGTGACCTCTGGCGAACTCGTCGTCGTCATCCAAGAACGCCGTCCACGTCGTTCGGCTCATCCGGGCGGCACGGTTCCTGGTTGCCCACGCTCCCTCCCGTCTCACGTCGTAAGCAACGGCGACGGCACGCGCCGGGAGCGTCTGAGCAGCGACCGAGCGGAGCGCCCTGTTGAGCATCTCGGTACGGGTTGGGATCGTCGGGATGCAGACCGTCACGTCGTCAATCATGAGTGTTCACCCGGACGGAGTCATGGGATCATCGAGGTAGGCGCCATCCTTGCGGATCTGATCGGCGGCCTCCCAGAGGAGTGTGGATAGATAGTCGTCACGGCAGTCGGTGTAGCTCTCCAGGTCAGCGACGAGTTCGTTTCGGTTTCGGGGCACGTGCCCGTCCTTTCTCTGCTATGGGTGTTGGCTTCTTGCGGGCGATGAGCCGGGTGTCGCCGGGTGGGCCTTCCTCGGCCACCACGACGTCCATCATGTTCCACGGCAACTCGCCGGTCAGTTCCGAAAGGGAGACGTTGCGATAATACTCGCCGGGGTGCGGGCCGTTCGGGGAGCCGTCAGCGGCATGCTCCGGCCGACCGGTCCCGGCACAGGTGACGATCAGCCAACCCTCCGGCTTCAACACGTTGCACATCTCCCGGAGGATCAGCCGCCACCGTTGGGCGTGTTCGAACACCTCCGTCGAGACCGCCATGTCGAACGACTCCAACGGCGTGAACATCAACTCGTCCAGGGCGTCCCCAACCCGATCGACGCCCGGACCCTCAATCAGGTCGATCCCGAGCCAGCGGCGCACCATCTTCTTCGGGAAGTGGTCGCGGGCGGCGCCGTTCACGTCCAACGATCCAACCTCCACCACTTGGGCGTTGCGGAGACCGTTGTTGCCGATGATCTTGGCGGCGTCTCTCAGCCAGTCACCTACCTCGGGGTGCATCAGCGCTCCAGGAACACGGTGTCGTGCGGCTCGGTGTAGCCGGGAGGAGGATCTTCGGTGAAGTAGTAGGCGGCCAGGGAGCGCCTGGCCATCGGGCCGACGTTCGGCTTCGGGTGGCCGTGCCACGAGCGGTCGGAGCAGACGAAGATCACCTGCGTCCCTAGCTCAGGGGCGACGTGCTCCACGACGTGAACGCAAGACTCCTCCTCGGCGCATCGGTGACCCTCGGGGACGTCCCACAGTTCAAGCTGCCCACCCCACTCGGCGCGCCAGCCAGGGTTCAGGTAGAGGAGGAGGTTGACCCTGCGGAACCGGCCTTGGTCGTCACGGTTGAAGTCGGTGTGGACGTTCAGGTATCCGCCGACAGGGATCTCGTGCAGACCGCCACCCAACTCATCGAACTGCAATCCTTTGATGCCGGTGGCGAACTCCAGCCGCCCGACCAGCCCGGGAGAGGCGAGGTACTCGCGAATCTCCCAGCACGTCTCGGCACCCTGGTCCCGTGCAGCGCCAAACGTGATGGCGTTCTTGTGCTCTCGATCGTTGCGGAACTCCTGCCAGCCGCGGATCATCTCGAACTCGACCCGGGCCTGGAGCAGCGTCTCAGCGTGCCAGTCGTGGTGGGTGATGGAGTGAGGGAACGGGTCACAGATCATCGTCGGCCTCCGTCATCAGGCGTAGCTGCTCGGCAATGTCCTGGAACAGCATCATCGGGTCTTGGGTGAGGAAACCGTACAGGTAGCAGAACAGCCCGACCGTCACCGTCGTCACCTCCACGAGATCCTCGTAGGTCAGGTCTGCGGTGCGGGCAGCGAACTCCTCGTAGTTGTTGTCGAGGGCCAGCTTCAACAGCACAAGCGTTTGAGCGACCCGTTCCTCTCCGGTCATGACGTTCCTTTCGGTTTGATGAGTCGAGCGACTCCCTCCCAGCCGCCGCGGACACCCCACCACGACTTTGTCCACCACTCGGTCGGGCCTTGCTCGTCGGTGAGGATGGCGGTGATCTGAGCCTCGGTGCAGTGGTAGTTGGCGTCGAACTCCCACGGCAGGATGCCGTAGTCGGCGTCCAGGTCTTGGTGCTGGTCGGAGAAGTACATGATGCTCTCCGGGAACCACCAGTGGGAGACGTGCGTCGGGTCGGCCCACGCTCCAGGCTTGTTGACGATCACACCCTCGCCGAAGGCGTCGGTGTAGCCGATGAGCGGGAGGATGATCGTGAACGTGCCGCCCGGGCGGAGGATCCGGTGGGCCTCGTTCATCACCCGGATCAGAGGTTGGCCCTTCGGAATGTGCTCCAGGAAATGCGAGGCGTACACCTCGTCAGCGGAGCCTGCGGAGATGACGGAGTGGACGGTGAGTTGGTTGACGATCATGCGCTCCCAATCCACCGTCTCGGAGGAGGTGCGCCCCGTCATTCTCCAGGGCGTCGCTGCGGCGTCCTGCGGTGGACTGTTAACGGGGTGCACCCAGTCAATCACGACGTCGGCGCGGGGATGCGGCTTCGTGCCGCCGCCAAGCTCAACCATCATGGTTCATGCCTCCCTGATGTAGTTGTCGTATGCGGTGAGGGTTCGCTTGATCGCCTTCTCGTTGCGGTTGTACCGAGCGAGGTTGGCTGCCTCGCTGATCTGTTCGATCTCGGTGTCGAGTTCGACGATCAGCGCCCTCATGGCGTCGGCGTGGCGGGTGAGTTCCCGGATCAGGTCGTCCTGACCTCTGCTGTTCTCCTCGTTGACCATGGCGGCGATATCAGCGGCCAGGGAGAGCGGATCCTCGTCTTCGTCAACGCAGTCGCACGGCTCGGGCGGCGTGTTGCGGTCTGGTTGGATCAGGCGCGTTCCCCGGCAGCGGGGACACACCCAATCCTCCGGGTCTGGTACGTACTCGTCGGGGATCATCGGACGGCCTGACGGAAGCGTGCGGTCGGATCCCAAGCCATCACCTGGGCGGCGGTCAACTTCTCGGCGGTGGCGACCAGGGAGCCTCGGCGGGCGACGACCTTGAAGACGAGACCCTGCGGGATGACTCGGACGTCCCAGCCGGGGATGACCGGCTGCGGCACCTCGGCCTGCTCCGGGAGAACCCAGGAGTTGGAGACCGGAAGGGTTTCCATCCAGCCCATCAGGTCCGTCATGTTCGGGAGAGCGGTGGTGGTGGCGCTCATGACGCCACCTCCTGCTTCTGGCAGTACCCGCACTTCGTGGAGCGCGGCTCCCACTTGGCGATTGCCTCCGGGTTCGTCGTGAACCTGATGTTGCGGGTCTGGCTGTTCGGGGCGAGCGCCCGGGTGACTGCCGGGCAGTTGCCGGTGTGGGAGACGACTCCGCCCTGGCGGGGGAAGGTGATCATGGTGGTGGTGTTCATGAAGATCAGTTTACACCCTCGAAGAGGAGTTGTCAACCCCTAGCGACAATATTTCTTTGTGGGGACAGGAAAGTGCCCCGAGAAGGGGACGGATCCTCCCGGGGCACTCCTGTTCGTCGCGGCTGTCAAGCCTGCGGCGAAGGCTCTGGCGCTGGGCCGAAGTCGGCGCCGCATCCGGCGCACATCTCACGGCGCCCGGTCGGAACGCCGAGGTAGCCGTTGGGACCGAAGTCGTGAACGTACCGCTCCTCCGTGGGATGGACGCAGAGACACGCCTGGATGCTGTCTTGGGCGGTCATGACGTCACCTCCGGCAACATGGTGGACTCGCCGCTCTGGAGCGGGAGAGAGGGTGACGTCATCCTCTTGACGAAGATGCGGGGGATGATGAAGACCGGGCGGCACTCCTCCCCGGTGATGGTCTGGTGACCGTGCTGCTCCGAGTGGCACTGGAGCGTGACGCCGAGGAGAGCGGAGGTGCGGGTGACGGTCTGGACCGTGAACCACTTGTCGCTCCAGAGGATGACGTCACCCTCCGAGACCTGGTGCAGATCGAACTGGTAGGCCTTCCCGGTCTTGCTGTAGCTGTTCGGGACGGTGTTGAGGTGGGGTTGGATGGTCATGACGCCACCCTCGGGAAGCTCCGGTGGGAGGAGTCTGCCTTGACGACGGTGGTTGGGGCGTTCTCTGCGATGACCTTGCGGGCCTCCGGGGAGAGAGCGGCGAAGACGGGGTGGGACTCGATGTTGGTGGTGGTGTTCATGAAGATCAGTATACACCCCTGAGCTATCGTTGTCAACCCCTAGCGACAACATTTCCCTGATATTTCTATCGCCCCAGCTACTTGTGGCGAAGATCCCGCAGCGAGATCACCAGGACGGCGCCCTTCAACCACGCACAGAGGAGAGCCAACTCGGCGTCGGTGAGCTTCCCCCAACTCGTCGGCACCTGATCGCGCCAACGGTCCGGGAGCATCATCGCAATCTCCCACCGCTCCTCGTCCGTCAACCCGATCTGCTCCGCCAGCCAGCGGGCGCGGCCCATGAGGCGTTGGCGTTGGGAGACTACGTGACGACGGCGTGACTGTTGCATTCGGGGCAGTGGCGGTGGCGGGAGTAGAGCGCTTGCGAACCCATCGTGCGGATCATGTGGATGATCCCCGCCGAAGGGAGGAGACACTTCGGGCACCAGACGCTGTACTCGACGTCGAGCACCTCCAACAGCATCACGACCCGGCGCGGCATCAGGCGCCAACCCGGCTGTTGACGTACACACCGGACGTGGAGATGAGTTCGCCGGTGAACGGGATATGGAGACCGGTGTGGTTGTCGAGGAGACGGCACACGCACCCGTCCTCCCTCGACACGTTGCAGATCTCGGCGTCCAACTGCCTGTTGGCGTCGTACCGAAGCTCGCCAGTCCAGCCGTCCGGGCCGTGGAGGATGCTGTTGCGCTCTGCCTGGAGGGCGTAGTAGATGCCGGTCTCGTCCCAGTCGGGCGCGGTGGCGAACCCTCTCATCGGTATCCCGCCAGGATCTTCGCTGCACGGGAGACGGCGTTGTCGGCTGCCGCCAGCCAAGCCTCTTCCCACAGTTCCAGGTGGTCGGCCATCCGGAAGTGTTGGGCGACGGTCTCCCGGCCGTGTTCGGCGCGCATCTCCCGGTAGTCGGGGTCGGTGAGGAGGCGGCGAAGCCGCTTCTGCCACTCCGCCCGGGAGGCGAGAATGCCGAGACCGTACTCCCGGCGAAGCTCTGCGTACGCTTCGGTTGGGGACGCGACGAACGGCACACCGGCAGCAGCGAACTCCAAGCCTTTGAGCGCCGATTTCGCCTGGTTGAACGGCGTCAGATCCAACGGCACCACCCCAACATCGAACGCCTGGAGTGCCCTCGGGTAGTCCTGCAACGGCACCCACCCCGACGCACGCACCTCCTCCACCCCGAAGTCGCGGGCGACCGAGGCGCCAGTCCCGACGCACGCCACCTCCGTCAACCCGTCGTTCACGGCGTCCTTCACTGCTGTCCCGACCTGCTTCAAGTCGTTCGGGTGAGCGGTCACCAGTCCGGCCCAGCCGGTGACCGGGAGAGCGTTGGGTTCCCGGCGTGGGAGCCGGAACCACATGTCCGGCAGGTAGTTGGGGATCAGGCGGCAGCGGCCGTGGGCGCCGAACTTGCGGGCGAGGGCCGGGGTGCTGACCGTCACCATGTCGGCCTGCTGGCACGCTTTCTTCAACCACGTCCAGTTGTGATCCGGGTTCCAGCGTGGCCTGGTGCGGAGGAAGGCGGTGTGGTTCGGGTGCATCGCCTCGAAGTCGTCGTCCAACTCCACCACGACCGCGATCCCTTGCTTCTGGAGGAAGGGGATGGTCTCCACAAGGATCTGGGAGAGCGGGCGTTGCAGAACGATCACGTCGCAGTCCGGTGGCTGCATGAGCGAGTAGACGTGAGGGCCGGTCTTGGTGTCCATCATCATCGTCTGGAGGCGGGCCTTCGGGTTGTCGTACTCGATCACCTCCACCTCCACCCGGGAAGATTGGGAGCCGAGCGCCCTACCGGGCCAGATCAGACGGTAGAACCCGCAGCCACCCTTGTCGGCGGCGTGCACCTGCACCTTGAGCATGACCGAATCTTAGAGCCAGTCCGGAGCCTCACAGGAGAGCCAGCAGGACGTCGTTCGGGTTGAGGCGCCGGTTGCTGGAGATCGACGCTCGGGAGGCGCCGACGAGCTCCAGTTCGGCGTCAGTCACCTGCTCCGCCTCGATGAGCACAATCGTGTCGGCGGTGCAGACGAACTGGTAGGTGATGACGTGTTCAGCGACGACCGCCAGCCTCGGGTTCGCCAGCATCGTAGCCTTGTGGTCCCGGCGTGTTGACGGCTCGAAGTTCGGGAACCGTGGCACCCTCCCGTCGCCTGTGGTTGGGAGGGTGGCGGCGGGTTGGGGAGCGGTCCCGGCCGACGTCGAGGTGGCGGCACCGAGCGTGACGGCGACGGTGCCGGTCACCAACACCCGGCCGGTGCCCGTCGAGAATGCCGGCGCGAGGGTGCTGCTGGCTGTTCCCGAGATCGGCGGAGTGTGCGTTCCTGAGGCGCTAGCGGTTGCGTTGGCTAGTTGCCGCCCGACAGTCCCGGAGGCGCCTGTAGCGCCCGTAGCGGCCGACGTGGAGTTGGCGAGCGTCGCAACGACTGGGCCGTTGACGGACGGTGGGAACGCCGTACCGGAAGCGGAGCCGGTGGCGGTGCCGAGGGTGCGGGCCGTCGTCCCGGAGACTCCGTGGGCGCCGGAGGAGCTTGAGGTGGCCGCGCCAAGGGTGACGGCGGCCGTTCCTTCGACTCTGACGATGCCGGAGGCTTGACTCGTGGCCGCTTGGAGGGTGACTGCTGCGGTGCCGCCAATGGTGATGACGCCAGCCGCCGACCCAGTTGCCGCTCCCAACGTCCTTGCGACGGTTCCAGTGACCAGAGCGTAACCAGAGGTGGTGCTGGTAGCCGCGCCGAGCGTGACCGCGACGGTTCCCGCTGGGCCGGTGCCTCCTGCCGCTGAGCCGGTCGCCGTCCCGAGGGAAGCAGCGACCGACCCAGCTACCCCAACACCTCCCGATCCGGCAGAAACGGCAGGGCTGAGGGTTCTCGCTACCGTGCCAGTGACAAGCGCATATCCCGAAGCTGTGGAGGTTGCGTTGGCGAGCGTCCGGGCGACCGTTCCCGAAGGGCCAGTGCCACCCGAGACGTTGGAAGTGGCGTTACCAAGCGTGACGGCGACCGTGCCGGATGGGCCGGTGCCGCCAGACGCCGACGAGGTGGCGCTCGCCAAGGTCTTCGCTACGGTGCCAGTGACTTGCGCCCACCCCGAGGCCTGGGAGGTTGCTGCCCCAAGGGTGGAAGCTGCGTCGCCTGAGGGACCGTGACCGCCAGCCGCCGACGAGGTGGCCGTCCCGAGGGTCGCTGCGACTGTGCCGGTGACGTCGTTGGAGGTGAACGTTCCCGAAGCCGTGGAGGTGGCTGCCGCCAGGGTGGAGGCGACGGTGCCAGTGGTGAGTGGTGTCCCGACGACGGTGGCGGTGCCGTTGATCGTCCACGTCTCGCCGGTCGTTCGGCTCACCCAAGTTGACGACCCGGTCCAGTCGGCCGGGTTCATGTCGAAGAGTTGGGTGCCTCCCGTCCCCAAACCCTTGTAGGCGGTGGCGCGGAAGATCTTGCCGGACGGCATCGCCACGTTCGTGTTATGGCCGCCGACGAGAACCGGAACGGTGCTGTCGTCAATGTTGCCTGCGGTGGTGGCGCGGTTGTTCTGGAGCGTCGTCCAAGTCACCGACCCGGGTGCCGTGGAGGGAGGATCGAGGCTGTAGGCGTAGTCAACGAGGCCGTCAGCAGCGGTTCGTTCGGCCTTCAACCAGATGTAATTGCCGTCCGTTTGTTGCGAAACTCCCTGAGCGGTGAGGGAGGTTGCCGCCGAGTCAGCCACCCCTCCCGAAACGTCGCCCATCCTGACAACACCCACAGGAGCATTCGGGGCCATGAAGTAGAACGAACCGGCAGCCGCAGAGTTGTATTTGGAGACGAGGGTTTGGTCGGTGGCGGGCGTCCAGTCATTCAGAGCGGCGCAAACGATCAGGGTGAGATCGGTGACACCGTTCATCCCCGCCGAGTGGGGCGTGGTGACGTTGCAACCCGAGGTGCCGTCCTCTAGGACGTAGTTGTCGGTGAACACCGGATCGCCCGGGCCGGTGATCCCCTCGTGTTGACCCGGCTGAACACGAACGACGGTGGCGTTCGTGATCGTTACGGTGTCACGGTTGACCGGCGGCCGGTAGACGGCCATCGGTCACTCCTCCCAGGTGAGCGAAATGTCAGCGATCTGGCCGGTGCCGGTGTTGAAGACGCAGAACGGAAGAGGAGTCGCAGCCGGAGGCACCATCAACTCCTCCCCTTCGTTGAACGTGGCGATCACCAACGAGTTGCCGGGAACCCACAGGCGTTTGTGGTAGCCGGACGGCGCGGTCGGGGTCGTCGTGAAGCCAGACCACACGAGAGAGATCGGGGCGGGATCGATCTGGCCGACGTTGTTGGAGCGACGCATGATGACGCCAGCCGTAGCCGGGGTGCCAGCGGCGGCCGTGGCGATCCCCAGACCGACTCCGAAGCCTGTCGCGGTCGTGTTGGAGATCCACACCTCGCGAAGCCGAACCATGCGGCCGGTGCCCAGTGCCGCGGCTGGCGGGACCAACTGGATCAATGCCTCGCCGGACGCGACCTTGGTGGTGCGCATTGCACAGTCGAATATCGGGTAGCCCATGTGCTACCTCAGGCGTTGGCTTCGGTGATCGTGAACGACGTGACGGCGACCGGACCACCAACGACGATCGACGTCGTGTTCAAGTTCAGGTCGGCGCCGGACGTGCCCACGGTGCCGTCCATCACAATCGTGGTGCCGTCCGACTTGACGATGCGGAACCATGAAGCGGTGCCGGTGGCGTCGGCGGCGGAGTCCTGTGTGATGGCGTTCAACGTGAGGACAGCGCCGGAGGCGGCCGGAGCAAACGTGGCGTTCAACGTCAACTCGGCCAGCAGGGTTGTGGCTGTGCCGCCAGTGGCGGGCTGGGTGCCGGAGTAGATACGCAGCTTCCCGGAGTTCCCGGCGAACGTCGTGATCGCGTCGAGGCGGGCGTTGCGGAGACCGGACACGAACCCGAGCGCGGCGGGCATCCCGAGGAGAAGGAGCAGTACGGCAATCACTTGGTGTCCTCCGTCCCGAGATCCCGGTGGTGTTGAGCGACGACCTGAGCTTCCTCGTCCGGGTCGATGGGTTCCTGCACGGCGATCAACTCGTCGTCCACGTACAACTTCGTCACGCCAGTCTTGGGGCGATTGCGGTGCTCCTCGGGGATCGTGAGCCGGTCGTACTCTTTGCTGGTGCCTTCCCAGACGGTCTTGCCGTTGCGAACAGCCTTGTAGTGCACAGTCATAGTTCTCCCATCATGCCACATCTTCGGCGATGAAGCCGACGACCAGGTTCCCGGGCTTCACCCGGAACGTGTCCCCAGGATGGTAGGTGCGGGGTTCGGTCTCCCCAACCCACCACATTCGGCCTCCCTGCTCGGCGTCCCACAGGGAGAAGTGGTCGATCATGATGTTGCGGTTGACGCCAACCTCCATCAGGTCAGCGTTCGACGCTGACGTGGCGGCCGGAGTGAAGCTCGATCCGGCGCGCCCGATCCCAGCCGACCCTGCGCCGTCCTCCGGGTTCCCGGAGTGAATGTCGAGCCAGAACCGAGTGGGGGTGGTGGTGCCGCGAACGAGAGCAGCGGCAGCCATGCGGGCGAGGCGTCCGGCGCTCATTGGGCTTCCTCCACGATCGCAGAGATGTTGCCGTCGTCGTCGTACTCGACCCGCTTCCGGATCGAGCGGGCCTGATCCGTCACCCGCACCACGATCTCGACAGGTTCCTGCCGATGAGAAGGTTGCTCGGTTGGTGAGTCCACCGGCGCCGGTATCGGACTCACCTCCCCCGAGCGGGGAGCCTTTGCGTGGAGAACCATGTGCGGATCCTCGATCCTGGCGTCACCCCGAGCGACAGCAACCGCCATGCGGGCGGCGCGGTCGAACGGGATCACGTTCCCGAACGACTTCTCCTCCTCCGCCACAACCGGGGCGATGGTGCAGCGGCAGTTGATGATGTTGTGTGGGGAGCCGTTCGGGTCGCCCGGGTAGCGGAGACTCTGCCCACCCACCTCGAACAGGTCGCCGACCTTGACGACTTGCCCATCTGCGGAGCGGTGAGCCTTCCGGCAGCGGGCATCCAGGGTGCTGATCCACTCCATGCTCTCCACCACACCGTCCGACTGGAGGGCGGCTTCTCGGGTGCCACCGTTGTAGCCGGAGATGACCTCGGTGCGAGCGACGGTGACGGCACGGTTGGCGTAAGTCTGAGCGAACAGGTGACGGATCCGGTCCGCCAAATCGGGGATCGCTTCCCCGGCCTCCGCCCCATCAGCCAGAGCCTTCTTGATGCCGTCGTAGGAGGTTTGGGTGACGTGACCGGCGAGTTGGTTGGCGCGGGCCTCGATGAAGGAGCGTGCAAACGGGGCGTTCAAGTCGAAGTCGATTCCGACCGAGACCGAGAACTGGGCGAACGCCTGACCGAGGGCGTCTTCGTGCATGTCGAGACCCAACTCCACCGCAGCAGCAGTCCAGAAGGTGGTGTCGAAGATCGCATCCACGTTCGGGGTTTCGGCTCGGAGGGCTTGCCGTCCCCGCTTCCCGTTGAGCCGGGAGATGACGGCGTCGGCCTGCCGGTCGAAGAACTTCTGCCACCTCCGCCCGTACCGGGCCTCCAGAGTCGTCATCGAGTTGTCGAACTTGCGCCACAGGCGCGCTCGGCGGGCCTCCGGATCCTCGGAGATTTCGGCAGACGCCACCGGAAGCGAGGCGGGCGGATTCGGTGGCGTCTGCGCGACTGGTAGAAGTCCAGCGTCGGACAGGACTTCTGCGATCATCACCCGGAGAGCGTCAGCCGTGAACGGTGCGCTGGCGGCAGCGGGGAGAGCGGCCGGGGTTGGGGCGGCCGGGAGAGCGTCAGGCTCGGGGGCAGGGTTCAGTTCGGGCGGCGGAGCCGGTTCCTCCAACTCGCCAACTTCGGGTTCCTCCGGGAGACCCATCGCCTCGATGCGAACCTCCTCCTTCGACACGATCCCAGCCTGGTAGGCGGCGATGCCGTCCGTGATGGAGAACTTGGGTGGCTCTCGCAGGTACTCGTTCTCGGAGAAATCCCACCACACGACGTCCCCACCGAAGCGGGGAGCGAGGTACTGGTTGACGGCCTCAGCGAAGTTGATGGCAAGCTGCCGGACGCTGTTCTTCCAGTACGCCTTCATCTCCTCGTCGGCGTTCGAGAACGTGCGCTCGGAGGCGTCGAGGAGCCGGGTGCGGGGCACGCCGACTGCGGTGAGCATCGCCCGGATCTTCGCCTCGTACCGTTTGATGAACTCGGCGTCCTTCTGGCTCAGGCCGAGGGTCTGCACGAACAGGGCGTCCTTCGGCATCGCTCCACCGTCGCTCGTTTGGGCGAAGGCGAGCTTGCCGGCGTTGGAGGCACCCTTGTGAGTGTCGAGGAATTGGCGGCGCCACGCATCCCGCTCGTCGTCGTCATCGAACGCCTCATGCACCACAACGGCGGCCGGTCGGGCGTCGTTCGTCAGGAACGCGTAGTCGTAAATGTCCTGCATCACCGCGACGCTCACGTCGAGGTGAGCCGACTGGAGCACGCTCTCCGGCACCCGCCAGTCGTTGATGGATGGGCGCCAATGGTAGAACACCTTGTTGACGGGGAGGATCTTGTCGGGGCCAGCGCCGACGTCGTAGGCGAACCGCTTGAAGTAGGCGGCGCCACCGTCAGTCGGGTCCGGCGTCAACCTGTTGGAGATCAGCGGCCAGAACGCAATCGGTCTGTCGCCGTCCAACTCGATCTCCCAACCCAGCTTGCCGGTGACAATGAACTGGGCGACGGACCACTGCCACAGTTGGCGGGCGGTCGTGTTCGGATTCGGTTTCCCGTTCGGGCCGAGGAGACTCAGGAGCGGATGGTTCTTGGCGAAGTCCTGAGCCTTGTCAGGGTCACGGCCGACTCGGAGGGTGAGCGAAGCGAGATCCTCCCCGAGGGCGCGGACGGCGCCGTACAGGTACGTGTTGCACAGGTACTGGTTGTTGACGGCCAGGTCGGGGTTGTATTTGTTGCGGGCCATCGTCATCGACAGGGACGTGCCTCGGGAGCCGACGTTGATGGTTGACGCGGACGGCGCCCGCACCACAAGGAATTGTGGACGGTCGGTCGGTTCGGAGCGGTCACGCCTGCGCCACAATGCCATCAGGTCAGGAGCGTATCATGACCAGCCGTTCTCACGCCGATAGCGCCACAGCGAACCGATCCCGGCGTCACGGCAGAGCCAGTCTCGGTAGGCGTAGTAGTTGCGGAACCCGTGCCGCTCGGCGAGGCGTTGGTGACGGTCACGGTTGCGGGCCGAGCGTTGCTCCTCGACCGCTCGGGGCACCATCCGGTAGAACCATGCGAGCGCATCCCAGCCGTCAATGTGGAGGCGGAGCGCAAGGTGGTCAGCGAACACGTCCGGTTGCATCCCGCCAGCCGTGAACCACTCGGAGCCGATCAACATTCGGCGGCGCCAGTGCGGCAGGCAGAACCACCCGTCCCACTCACCTCCCGGAGGAGTTGCCGATGGGGAGGTGGCGTGATGCTCGCCGACCGTCACCGTGTTGAGCAGGTCAGCGATCGGTGTCGGTGTCGGTCTCAGAGCGGTCCGTAAGTCTGGGCGAACCGCTCGTAACGGCGGCGGATCTTGCGGCGCTCCCGCTTCTCCTCCGCATTGCGGAGCCGGTCGGCGTCGTGACCGTCGTTGCGTTCCTTGACGACGTGCGTCCCGGGCAGGTTGCGGATACGGGCGGAGCGTCCGCCACGGAAGTTGGTGGTCATTGACCGTTCCTCTCCATTGATCGTTTGATGTGAGCGAGCATCCCTGCGGCGAGTTGACGCTGAGGGAGAACGTGATGGGGCTTGTTCTCAAACCCGGTGATGACCCATTCCTCGGAGCGTTCGAGTGCCACCTCGGCTTGCTCGACGGCAGCGCGACAGTCGGCGTTGGCCTTTGCCTTGGCGGCCTCGATGATCTGCTCTCCGCTCATCGCTCGACCGCCTTCTTGATCTCATCCACGCAGGTGATGATGGCTTCAGTCCAATCGCCTGTTGAGTTGTCGTACTGGTCGAGGGCGGCGTTCACCGCAGCGACCTCGGCGCGCAGCCGGTCGATCTCGTCGCACATGGCATCGTGTTGTTCGGTCAGTTCAACCATGCGGCACTTGGCGATGATCGCTGGCTTGATGAGCGGGTGGTCGTCGCGGGCGCTCATCGTCCGGCGTTCCTTCTTGAGGCTTCCTCGTCGCAAGCGACCCAGGAGCCGATGAACACAATCTCCAGGCGGGAGGCGGCGGCGTCACGCACAGCCCAACCTCCCCGGAGCGGCACAACGTAGAAGCGTTGCACGTCAGGGCCGAGTGGGGCGGAGGCTAATGCACCACCACTGCCTCCACCCCTCTCAGCGATCATGCCCGCACCATCCGCTGCCAGTCGTTCCCGGGAACCGGGATCGCTCCGTGCTGGTTGAGGCGGGCCTCGGTCTCGTGGGAGGCGATGTACATCCACGCTTCGGTGTCACCGAAGATGATCGGCAGTCGGGCCTCCACGACTCTGCGAACGTAGTGGTGCGGGTGGCCTTCAAGCTCATCCAAGAGTCCCATCAACACGTCGGCGTCAGCGCCGGAGCGGGGAGCGAGGAGCGTCCCGACCACCTCCTGCCGGTTGTCTGCGGCGGGGAGAGCGTACGGGAACGACGCGAACGGCGAGGCGACGAGCCGGAACCCTCTGACGGTCGCGTTGCCGTCGAACTGCGGGTCAGCCAGCCTCTCCCAGTAGCGGGCCAGGTGGCCGCCCGGGCGGAGCGTCCCGTACACGAAGAACGGTGTTGGTTCTCGATCTCTGCGGTATCGTCTCATCACATCGCTCCCTGATCTGGGCCGGACTCGGGCTCACGCACCGGATACTCCTGCCGGTACAACGGTTGCCCTTCGTCGCGGCGACGGAGGATCTCCGGGTATGCGGCGGCAAAGATTCGGACGATGCGAAGCTTGCTGTTGATCCCGTACTCCTCGCCCACACCCTCCAGGACGGCGGTGTGCTCCTGGGCTTCGGCGTAGGTGTCGTACCGTCCGGCGAAGTGCCAGCGGGTGTCGTCGGGCGGCTGCTCCTGCACCTCGAACTGCTCCCCGAGCGGGATTCCGAGGCGGGTGCTCATGACGTCACCGCCTGGTGGCGGAGCCACGTCTCGTAGCCGACGTCCAACATGTCACGGACGGCGTCGGCGGGGACGTCGAGGAACAGCGGGTCGTCCCCGCTGTCCTCCACTTCGACTTCGACGGTGAATGTGTGGCCGTCGTCGGGCGGGTTCTGGAAGTCCAGCCACGCCTGGATGACGTCAAGGTCGCTCTCGCAGCCGTACATCACCTCACCACCTGACGGTGGATTCGGGAGACGGCGCGCTCAGCCAGGTAGCGGGATAGCTCGTCGCCTTCGGTCATCATCTCTACGGCGCCGACTACGGAACCGACAACTCGGTCGTCATCGGTGCGCTCCAAGATCTGATCAACCATGCGGTCAAAGGGCAGTGTTGAGGTGGTGGTCATGAGGATCAGTTTACACCCTCCCCTAACCGTTGTCAACCCCTAGCGACAATTTATTCAGTAGTTGGTTGACCAGGCGTTCGGACCTTGGACGGAGTACACGTGGCGGGCGCACAACAGGTTGGTGAACGCTTCCCGAAGTTGAGCGATCGTCATCCCGCAATCGTCAGCCCACATGCTCATCACCTGCATCAGGCCGTTCGCTCCGGCACGGTTGTGCACTCCAGCGACGCACCGGGACTCTCGCCACATGATCTTGTCAACCCAAGCGAGGCGACTCTCCTCCCACCCGGCGTCACGAGCTTCGCTCCACCACTGCGGGCACCGCGCCCAATCCGGGCCGTCAGGCGTCGGAGGTGGTTCGGGCGGATCGACTCGGATCGCTACGGCGTGAGCGGTGGCGGCCTCATCGAGGAGTTGAGGGCCGGGAGGAGTTGCCGCTTGGGCCGGGGTGGCGGACGCAAGTGCGAGCGCGCCAACGAGTAGGGCGTGTTTCGGTTGCATGACGAAAACCCTAGTGGAGCGGGCGTCAACGCAGGTAGTAATCCACCCATCCGGCCTTCGGGAAGTATGCCGGACACCGCGCCGAGGAGTACACGTTCTGACCGACCCAGAACCCGTAGACGGTGGTGCCGCCGCCGATGATCGGGTCGTAGCACCACACCGACGCCATCTGCTGATTCATGCCACCGTTGTTGACGTGGTTGTAGCAGATCGTCTTGCCGCCCTCGTAGCCGCTGCTGTTGGCCGCCATGCGGAACTGGTAGCACTGCGTCAGATAGTTGTCCTGGTGGCCGGTGGGCGTCAGAAGCTCCCACCGCGGCATCGGTTCGTCGTGGATGACCGTCGAGTTGGCCGCGGAACGCTCCGTCACGGCGGAGGCTTTCCCGGTGAGCATCCCGAAGCCGAGGATGGCGATGAGGGCCAGGAGAGGAAGCAGGGACTTTCGCATGAGCCGATCCTAGCTCACGCCCGCAACCCACCGCGGCGGGCGGTCTGCATGAGGAACGTGACCGCACCCGAGACGGCGTCGATCTGGTCGTCGTGGTCGTGTTTGTCGTCCGGAGTGAACTCCTCGCACTCGTCCAGAAACGCCTGATTCCAGTCCCCGGCGACGAGGATGATCCTGCCCTGCTCGGCGAGGCGCGCCCAGATCTCCGCCCGGGTCACCTTGTCGCCGGTTGGGAGCATCCCGTCGAACGAGAACCCGGTCATGATCTTCTTGTAGCTGGCGATCATCGTCTTCCCGGAGGCGCCAGGTTCCTGCTCCATGCGTTGCGGGACACCCCTCCCGTCGAGGTTGGCGGTTTGGATGACGACGGTCTCCGTTCCGGCCGGGGTGCGGCGGCAACGGCGCACGTCCTCGATGACAAGGATGCGGGAGGCGTCATGCCAAGCGACGCGTGCCCCAGCCGTCCAGTCCGGGTCGTTCCCCTCCTCTTTGAAGCGTTGCCGCATCACCACGTCGGTCACCTCCGGGCCTTCGGTGGCGGCCATGTCCCAGTAGCGCACCCTCCGCCAGCCGGTGCCTTGCAGGTTGTCGGGTGCGGGACTCTCCTCCACGATCTGACTGAACCACGACGTCTTGAACACGTCCCCCAGGTCGCCCAACAGTTGCCCGAGTAGCTCCTGCTGCCCCAACCTGGTCCCTTCGTAGCGGTCGGTGAGTTCCTTCCGGAACGACTCCGCCAAGTGCGGGTTGTCGTAGGTGGTGCCGGTCGTGATGACCGTCGTCGTGGACGTCTCGGCCTCTTTGACGAGTGCTTTGATCTCGGGCCGGTTCTTCGGGGTGGTGGATCCGATGGCGCGGGGACGTGCCCCGATGCGGAGACCGAAACGCATGTGCGCCAAACCTGCCCCGAGGTGACGCCAGGCGGCCAACTCCTCCATCCACACCAGGCAGCGGTTACCGCCAGCCCGGAGCCGTTCGACGTCCTCCGGCGAGTTGACGCCGAACAATCTGGCTTGGGCGCCGTTGGGCCAGTGGACGATGGTGCCCTGCACACCGCCACGCACCCGGATATCGGGGTTCAGGGTCTTCAGACCGGATGGGCCTTCAACGCAAGCGTCAACCGCGTCGCCGAGGGTTGGGGCGATGATCCCCATGCGGTGGCCGCCCGGGAGCCGGTCGTCGCACGGCGGGCCGTTGGCATGGTCGTCCATGTAGGCGGAGCAGGCTTGCGTCTTCCCGGCGCCACGGCCAGCCATCAGCAACCACAACGTCCACAGTCCATCGGGTGGGCGTTGGTGCGGTTCGAGAACGACCGAGGTGTTGGCGGCAGTGAGGAGGAGTGCGTCGAGCGCCTTCAACTCGTCGGCGGTCGCGTACCTGAGGGTCTCCTCGATCGCCTCAGGGGACGTCCCGATCAGTTCAGCGAGCACCGTCAGATCCGCGCTCACAGCAACCCTCTAGCGGTGAGGAGTTGGCCGATGTAGGCGGTGTACGCTGGTGGGATGGCTTGACGGGCCTCGTGCCGGTTCGCCCAAGGCATATCCATCGCTGTCCGAATCACCAACGAGGAGTTGAGTCCGGCCCGGTTTCGCCCGGTCGGGATCACCACTTGGCCCTGAGACTTGTGGTCGCAACGCAGTCCGGTCGGTTGCGGTCCGCACCAGAACTCAAAGTGACGGTGGCGGCGAACCCGTAGACCGAACATGGATCCGCAAAGCATCAGGTCGGTTCGCATGGGTGACCCGGGGACGTTCTCGATTACCCACGGTGTTCCGCAGCCGAGGAGCCGTTGGCGGGTCTCCTCTAACAGGTCCGGGTACTCGCGTCCGGCGTTGCGGAACGGTGCCGTGGAGGAGGAGTACGCCTGACAGGGCGGTGACGCATGGATCAGGTCGAAACCGTCGAGCGGGAATGTCAAAGCATCGCCTTGCACGAACGTGTACGGGTAGCGGGGCTGCGGGACGATATCCACCCCGACGATCACCGCGTCTGGGAAGGCGCGACGGTATCCGGTCGCGCCGCCACCGGCGCAACAGAACAGATCCAAGATCCGCACGGTCAGTCCTCCGTGGCTTCGGCCTCGATGGCGGCTGTCTTGCGGTTGGCGATCGAAGCGAGCACCTGCATCAGCCTCGCTTGCCGATCTTCGGGGGACAGGACAGTGACGGCGTCGGTCGCTTCGCCGGAGAGGAGTTGGGCGCCCTGGATGAACACCTTGTAGGACTCGGAGAGCGCACGCACCATCGCCGGGGAGGCAGTGAGGATCTGCACCGTCCCGTCCGGGAGCGGGATCCGTTCGTTGAGCCTGAGTTCCTGCATGAGTCGCTGCCTCAGGACGGCGGCCGTCAGGCCTGCGGCCGAAGCCTCGATCGGCATACGCTCGTTCCAGGACGGCACCTGTTGAGGTTGGGCGGCGGCCTCAGCCGACCGGGCGACCGCTTCCCCGGGTGTCTTGGCGTCCTGCACCTCGACGGGGAGCAGTCCGGCGAGCGGGTTGCCGTCGCTGCGGCGCGTCCCAGGTTCGGCCCACTGCTCCTGCTTGGCGCGTTTCGAGACGGCCTGATGCGACACGTCCAACTGGCGCGCAATGTCAGTGACCGTCGCGGCGCCCATCTCGTAGGCGAGCCGAGCGGCCTGCCACGCTTCAACCGAAGTCGCCACTCACCTCACCCGCTCAGCCAACTCGTTGACCAACTGCTCGGAGGCGGTCACCGGGTCGGTCATCCCGTCGATGCGGACCACCTCCCGCACCCCTTCGATCATCGAGATCAGGTTCTTCGTCTTCGTCACTCTCCCCTTCCACCACGAGTCGTTCTGCGGCGATCTCCCGAGGTGGGCAGCGCGTTGGGCAGCCCGGGCTTGCGCAACAGCGACGGGAACGTCGAGGTGGACGAGAATCAACTCGGGGCACGCCGTCAGAAACCCGAGGTTGGCGAGACGGTCACCTTCGCCGAACAGGACGCTCACAGCGTCACCGTCGTTCAATCCGCTCACCCACGCCACCGCCTTCGGTTGAATGTTCATGGCGAGCGCGTCAGTGCCCGAGAAGCTGTCGCGGCGGCGGCCGATCTCCCACATTCGGGTTGGGACTCCCCTGATGCCGTTGTAGCGGAGATGGGGCACCGGGGCATCAACCTGGACGGCGCTCATCGCCCCGAGGGCGGTCAACGTGTTGCCGACGAGCGTGGACTTCCCTGAGCCGGGGTAGCCGACGACGTACACCGTTCTCACAGCGCCACGTCCTCTCGGTAGGCGTGATCGAGGGCGTCGCGCAACACAGGGTTGGAGACGACGTCGATGGTGAGGTGCACCCGGTCGTGCGGGGTTGGGTTGATGACGGCGTGCGGCTTCCTCTGATCGAGGTAGAACATGCGGCCCACCGGGAGATGGGTCTCGATCTCGTTGCCGTCCAAGTCCCACGCCAACATCTTGATCCGGCGCTCAGTCACCAACGGCACATGGATGCGGACGATCTGCCCGTCCTTCGTTCCGGCGTTCCGGTCGGTGATATCGGTGTGGCGGCCCAACTTGCCGCCTTTCCCTCCCCTCCCGCTCATCTTCATCAGACGCACCCGCTCCATCGGGCCGTACACGTCGGAGACAGCCCGAGCGAACCGTGTCATCGCCGGGCACTTCTCCGCCAGGACAGTCCAGTCACACTTCCGGCCCAGGTCGGCGGGGTGTTCCTGCTTCCATTTCTTCGGCATTTCGGACGGCTTGACGGACAAGGACGGATCCTGCGGGTAGAAGCCACGGAGACTCACGGCGCTCCAGGTGCCATCAGAGTAGAACGGGTAGTCGTCGTACCAGCCGGACACGTTCGCAAGCTCAGTCAGCATCCCGTCCAGATCGAACCGGTCGCCCATCGGTAGCTCGGTGACGGTCGCCAGATCATACGGCGCGTACCGGGCCGGGGCGGCGCCCAGCGAAGGGTGCACCATGACGTTGATGATCTCGGAGGCGGCCGTGATCCGGGTAGCGACCCTGACGAATCCCCAGTTGGTGAGCGTGTGGACGAGTTTGAAGTCCTCTGCGTAGGCGAAGATCATGTCGAACTGGCGGATCGGTTGCGGGATCTCGGCGGACAGCGGTGACCGGGCAACATGTTGCGCCACCTTCCAACCCTTCGGGACGTGGTAGCTGCCACCCGTCCACTCAGTTCGCTCGGTGGTGCGGGTCTGCTGCTTCCAGTAGATGACTGTGCGGTCGTCGCCGTGCTTGTAGGTCAGGACGTGGTTGAGGTGCGTGGCGATCTCGGAGGCGGTCGGCGTCCCGAACGCACCAACATGGAAGTCCTTGGCGTAGGACTGGATGAAGCGGGCGTGTTCCTGAGCGAGCGTCATGGCGCGTGGTTCCCTCTGTGACCGTCCGGCAGGACGCACCCTGGGACCGTTGAGCAGATCCCGGGCCAGTCACCGTGGAAGCAGCGCCGGTCATCGTCAAACCAGTCGATCACCGTCAACGAACCCGGGTAGGCGTAGTCCCGTAGAACGGCGTCGTGGACGAGATGGCGGGAGTCGGGGCGTTCGCAGACGAGTTCTGTGTCGTCGGGGAAGGGTCGGATCTTGGCGTCACAACTCATCGGTTCTTTCTCCTCTGCAACTTGGCGGCGCGCCGGGCACTGATCCTGCGAGTCATCGGGAGACCGTTCTCACTGATGACCACCTCGGAGTAGGCGCCACAGGGGCACCTCCAGACAGCACCGTCCAGTTCGTTCGGGGTGAACCCCTCCACCGGCACCCGGCACTCATGCTCGGTAGTGCGTCCGGGAGGAACCAACCACGAACCCAGCGGCTTCGGGACCGGCTTCGGGGCAACACCTGGCGTCAGCGGAGACGGAGCGTTCACATACGGCTCGGGGATTGGAGTCATCGGGTCAATCACGGTGTCCTCACGATCTGGCCGGTGCGCTTGTAGACCGGCAACAGTTCCTTCTTGATCCCCGGAGCGATCCGCTGGTAGTCCCAGGGGACGAACTCGTTGAACACTTCGCCGAGCATCTTGCGGTCCCGAGGGTCGGGTTGCTCCTCGATCTCCTCCCGGAGAGCGGCCAGGTGGCGTCCCGGGTAGTAGCGGCCGTCGCGCATCACGTTGAAGTCGCAGATCACCGTCTCGAAATCCACGACCGACAGGTAGCAGCCGTCGTTGGCGAGGCGTTGCCGAAGGTCGGTGGCGGCCTCCTCCAGCGTGCGGGGCGTCGGATCCTCCAGGCCGTAGATGCGCTCGATGGAGCGGCGCGGGCCGGATGACTCCCAGAGTTGGGCGTCGGCGGCGTCCACCGGGAGACCGACGCACTTCTGAGCGAACTCGGCCCACTCGAAGGCGGTCTGGCGTCCCACACCCCAGACTCGGCGCATCCGCTCTGTCAAGTTGGCGAAGTCGGCGTGTTGGTCGCCGGTCAGGTTCGCCGAGAGCCAGCCGTAGTGGGAGCCGTCCCCGCCGATGATGTGCTGATGGTAGGAGGAGAGGTGCTGGAGCACTTTGCCGCCACGAAGGTTGCGGCGTTCCTGGGTGCAGGGGAAGTCGGCGGCGATGAAGAAGTCAGCAGACAGCGCCCATTCGTGGATGGTGGGCCACTTCCGGAACATTGCCCAAGCCGAACCGAGCGAGTCGTAGGCGTTGTAGAGCTTCACCAGCCACAGGGCCTCCTCCCGGGAGACACGACCGGACGTGTGCAGGTGCTCGATCATCTCCGCCCACGGTTCAATGTCGCGCATCCGCACCTCGATCACAGCGAACGTCAACAAGTCGTCGTAGGCGAGATGGTCAATCATTGCGGCCTCCCCGCAGGATCCACGTCACGAACCGCTCCAAGATCCCGGGCGGGTTGTCGAGGCGGATCGGGTTCCTGGTGCACACCCGCACACATCTCCGGCACCACGGCGAGTTGGCGTTCCGTGGCTGGCCGCAGCGGGCGCACACGAGACGAACCGATGTTCCACGTGAAACACTCATCTCCGGGATCCTCCCCTTCGGCGGTTTCGGCGGCGTTCGGCCGATACTTTGCGGCGGTTTGCTCCTTCGTGCGTTTCGGGGCCAAACGCTCGATACTTTGCGCGGTTTCTCGCTCGGTCGATTTCGGCGCCAAACGTCGGAGACTTTGCGTCACTTTGGTCGTTGGTCGATTTCCGGGACAAACGTCCGACACTTTGCGGCGGTTGCTCGATTCGTGCGTTCATCGGCCAAACCTGTCGAACATCATGCTTTTCTTCAACGTCTCCCTCGGAGAAATAGCCTTCTCTGTGGGTGAACCGTCCGGTCGGAGGACTCCGGCTGCAATCTGCCGTTCGACAAGGGTTGCTTCGGATTCGGTGCGTGTTCTGCGGGCTCGTGCGAGTTCGGCTTCGGCGGGGAGACAGGAGCGCATCTTGCGGACCGGGTAGTAGACGGCGCTGTAGCGGTAGCCGTCCGTCATCAACGTCTTGATTGGGGTGACGCCGTGCATGAAGCGTTGACCGTTGAAGAAGATCACGTCTCCGTCGTCGCACGGCAGGACGAGCGGAGCGCCACCCTGCGATAGCTCGGGGAAGTGGAGGTAGCCGCCACGGGTGCCTCGGCGGATGACCGGCATCACGCTCCAGGCGTCGAAGTTGTTGCGGTCCCGGTGGTACGGGAGCGAAGCCGACAGGTTGACGACACCGCTTGTCCACAAGCCTCCCGGCAGCACCCACTCCGGTAGAACCTCACTAATCGCTTGGAGGTTGGCCTGATACTGATCGGGGAGTGCCTCTCGAAGCATCGAGGCGAACAGGATCCCCATGTTGCAGAGGCGTGCGTGGATCTCGGGGTGGGTTTCGGCGGCGGCGCACGGTCGGCACGAGCCGCGCTGGAGCACCTTGTTGGCGGCCAGGTTGCCGAACACTTGGGAGCGGGTACGGATCCCCTTCCCACGGTAGGTGCCACCGACGATCGGGAACCGCACCAGGATCCGGCGAAGCTCAGCCCTGGCCTCCCGATGCATTGACGCCAGGAGCAAGATCGGTTCACCGTCGAGGGTGAGGACGACCGGCATGCTGGTGACGGCGTTAGAGGCGATCGGCGAAGGCATCATCTCCGGCACGTCAGTGTCGCGCCACAGCGTTGAAGCCTCCTCCTCGGAGAGGCACCGCTCAACCGGGACCGTGAACGTCATGGCGTAGTGGAGTCTGCGGCGTCTGGTGTCTGTTCGGCGGGCATCGCTGGGGCTTCGTCGCCGGTCAATGCAGCGATCATCTTGACGACGAGCGCCGAGTTGGTTTGCACACCCATCTGGCGCCGCAAGGTCTCGGCGTGCTCCACCACCCAAGAGAACACGTCCACCTCGTAGTCGAGGACAATGGAGCGGACCGTGTGACCCTGGTAGCCCTGGAGGTACTCGCCGAGCGACGGTTCGTCGTTGGCGGTGCCGGTCTCCGGGTTGATGGAGGTGCGGGACTCGGTGCGGTCAATCTCCTCCAACATGGCGGTCAGGTCGGCCGTGTCATCCAACGTCCAGCCGGTGCCTTCCAACACGTCGATCTCCTGGAGCAGGGCGAGGAGCTTCGCCGGGTCATCTTCGCCCAACTGCCCAATCCGGTTGGACGCCAACCCAAAGGCCACCTGCTCCGCTTCGCTTGCGTCGAGGGTCACTACGGCGCAACTCGGGAAACCGAGAGCGCGCATCGCTCGGAGCGTTGTGTTACCGGCGATGATCCACCCGTCCGGCGCCCGCACGATCGGCGTCACCTGCCCAAACCGGCGCAAGCTCTCGATCAACTCGGGATCGTTGCCCTGATGCGGGTTCCGGTCCCACTCCACCAATTCGTCAATCGGAACCACCTCCACTCGGGAAGCGGTAGCGATGCGTGGATCGATCTCGGGGCGTCTGGTCATGGGTTTCTCCGTGGTTGGGTTGGTTGGTGCTGGGTGTGACGTTACCTGACGTTTCTTGTGTGGTTGCGTGATAGTTGCTTTCGGTTGCGGGCGGGTTGCGGGGTGGTGGGCGTGGCATTATGTGGTCATGGTCAATTCGAACACGTACCTGATTCCCGAGATGCCTGATCTGCCGTTCCGGTTGGGGCGTCACGTCAATCATGATGAGCGGAACTTCGAGCCGCATCATCTGGCGCTTGTGGCTCCTCCGAAGAGGAGTCTGGTGGCGAACCCGCTCTGGTATCGGCGCGGGGTGTTCGATCAGGGTGAGACGTCTTCGTGTGTCCCTCACGCGACGGTGGGGTTGTTGAGGACGATGCCGTTCTCGACACGGTTCTCCGGGAAGCTGCTCTACGACGACGAGAGCGAGATCTTGTTCTTGTACGACGCTTCGCAACTGGTTGATCCGTGGCCTGGGCCTCCTCCGGCGTATGACGGCACCTCCACTGATGCGACGTTGCGGGTGTTGCGTGCCCGGGGTGAGATCATGACGTGGAAGTGGCTCAGGGGTGAGAGCGAGGTGAGGGAGTGGTTGACGTGGTACGGGCCGTGCATCGTCGGGACCACCTGGCTCGCCAACATGTTCTGGCCCAACTCGAAAGGGTACTTGGATTGCTCCGGAGCGGAGGTGGGTGGGCACGAGTATGAACTGGTGCGCTACGACCCGGGGCGTGACGCCTACCGGATGGTCAACTCTTGGGGTGCCGCGTGGGGGCAGTCGGGGCGGGCTTGGATCCGGTCGGAGGACATGGCGATGCTCCTCGACCGCGACGGTGACGCTGCCACCATTGGTTGAACCGGATCACCACGCCACCTTCTGCTTGAAGACGAGGAGCGTCGAGTGGTTGCGGCGGGCGTGCACCTGACGGCGGCCGGTTGGCTGCTTCCGGTACCCCTCCAGATCGAACCGGTCAACGAGTTGCAGACCCATCTGCTCGGCGTGATCCTTGAACTCGTACGTCTGCCACCGCACCTCCCCGCTGCACACCTGATCCATGCACTTGAGGAGGAGGTGGCCGCCCTTGACGATGAGTCTTGACGTCTCGGTGATCCCGTCGCGGATCATCTGATGCTTCTCCTGCCACGGCATGTAGTCATTGATCCCGTAGGAGGCGTCCGACGACGCTGGGCCGCCGCGGTTGGCGGTGCCGCTCAGCTTGTACGGCGCATCGAGGATCACCGTGTTGACGGAGCCGTCAGGGAGAGGGATCTTGCGGAAGTCCCACTTGAAGATCGCTTCCCCTCCGGCGATATCGGACCTGACGAAGACTGGTGGCGTCCACAGACTCCAGAACCTCCCCTCGCCGAACGTGACGTCGAGCACGACGTCGGTCTGGGAGATGTAGCCCAGGTCGCGGCACTTCACCATCAGATCGGCGTTCGTGACCGCTCGGTTGAAGGCGAGGATCTCGGTCACAGCATCGCCATCCCGATACTCAGCATCAAACCGGCGTGCCAGGCTTCGTGCTTGTCGCGGCGCTCGTCAGGCACCAACGCTCCACAGGTGGCACACACGGAGGCGAAGACGTCGGGCCGGATTTCGGGTGGAGTGAGGGAGTGAAGATGAGCTTGCCGAGCGTCAATCCTCACCCCTCCCTCCTCCCACGCGTCAGCGTTCATCGGGTAGTGCGGCGCCGGTTCGACAGCACCAGCAGAGCGCCCAAACCGACGAGCACCATGCCGAAACCGAAGATGCGCTCGGACGGATCACCGGTCTTCGGGAGAGCGGTCGGAGGCGTTGCTGGTTGGGTTGTGGGCACCTCAGGCGGAATCAACTCGGTGATCGTCGTTGATGGAACCGGTGGGATATCGGTGGCCGAGTCAGGAGTGCAAGGGATATTGGTGCCCTGGAAGTTCGAGTGACCGTTCTCGTCGGTGACGCAGGGGATCTCCGGGCCAGTGGTCGTAGTTGCCGGGACGGTCGTCGTCGGAGCGGCGGTCGTCGTGGTCGCCTCCTGGCAGGCGGGGATCGTGCCGGTGTAGACGGCATCACCGTCAGGGCCGACGTAGTTGAACCGGTCGAACGTCACCCGGTACAGGTGAGGCTTGGTCTTGTCGGGGTTTGCGGCGTTCGCTTTGATCGCTGGGCCGAACAGTTGCTGGAAGGTGACGTTGCCGTCGTACTCGACGGTGACGCTCGCAGACGCACCCGCTGGCTGAGCCGGATAGTCGTGGGCCTCCACGTTGACGCCGATGTTGCAGTTGGCGCGGACGTGGTTGGAGTGAGCGGAGACGATCCCGGCCGTCAGGCCGATCACCCCTCCGGTGAGACCGACCGTCAGGCCGATCGCTTGCAGTGTTCGCTTCATGGTTGTGGTTCTCTTTCTGGTTGGTTGGGTAGTGAGAGGTTGATCGGATAGGTGGTCGAGGTTGCGCTCGGCGTGCTCGGCTCGGGGTGATGCCACGTTAGGGCACTCAAACCGGAGACGAGCAGTAGAGCGGTGGCGGTGAGAGCGAAGGGACGGCGCCAACCATCCCTCCGCTCCACCTTCTCATCGCACCACCGACAAGAATGATGGGCACGGCAGCACCGGGTCACTTCGTCCGCCAGTCGTTGTCTGCGTGCCACTGGAGGAGGGCGTTCAGGTCTTCGTCGTCAATGACGTCCGGGTCACCGAACAGTTCCTCGTCGGTCGGCTCGGCGGCATCCTTCTCATCCCACCACTCGTCCAGTTCCAACTGGTCGTTGGCGGCGAGGCGCTCCTGCCGGAGGAACCGGGCGCGGTCCTTGTCGAACTGCTCCGACTCCCGGATGATCTCGGCGGCCGTCTTCAACGGCTTCGGGGTGAAGTCCTCGTCGTAGCTCTTGGAGCCGTAGATGTACCGGGTTCCCGACTTGGAGGAGACGTAGCTGTTGCTCGCCCAGTGCTGCTGGACGTAGTTGCGGGACCACTCCGGCTCGGGCATCTCTTCCCAGTTGACGATGACGCCTTCCCGGATGGTGAGGTGAGTCCACTCGTCCAGTTCCGTGTGCCACACGATCGTGATCTTGCACTTCTGGCAGGCGTTCTTGATCGCTTGGAGGGTGGAGGCGCCGATCAGGTCACCGGCCTCCGTCTGAGCAATGACGACCGGCGACGAGGAGCAGCGGGCGACGTGCAGGACAGGCTCGTTCGGCGCGTCCTCCTCCGTCACCTCCATCCAAGCCACCGCGACGGATCCGTGAACCATCGCCAGGGCGTCGTTGTAGGTGTTCTCCATCAGGGCGACGGCGATTGCCTCGGAGTCAACCTGAGCGACCCGCTTCATCTTCGACGTCTTGAACACCTCGTCGTCGTTGCTGACCATCCCGTTGTGCACCAGGACGATCCCGGGCCGAACGATCGGATGGTTGTTGCTGTTGACCGAGGGTGAGCCTTTGGTGGCGAACCGGGTGTGGAGGATCCCTTGGGGCGATCCCGGGGACAGCTTCAACTGCTGCCCGAGGCGGGAGCCGGTCATGGCGCCCTTCTGCCACCAGATCTGATTGGTTGGGCCGTGCCAGGCGACTCCTGCCGCCATCCGGCCTCGCACCTCGATCTCCTCCAGGAGAGCCTTGGCGAGCTTCCTGGCATCGGGGATCTCGGAGCCTGTTGCTGCTTTGCTCCAGAACGCTATTCCGCACATTTCGTGACTTCTTTCTGTGGTGGTGTGGTGATGAGCTTCAGTTTACCCCATCCCGGGGCTACTGTCAACCTCTGGCGACAGTAACCCCGAGTGCTGGGGGGATCAGACCGCCAGGCGGGCAGCCCGAGCCTTGAGGTACCGGGCGGTGTCGGTCGGGAGACCGAGGCCGTCGATCATGGCGGGCAGGTCCGTGGCGCTGACCGTCTCCTCGGTGCAAGCCTGCACCTTGGTCACGATCGCCAGCAGGAGGCGAACCCAGGAGACCGCCTTCGTGGCGTTCAGGGTGCCCTGGTGCTGACGGAACTCCAGCGTGCCGTGACGGCCGTAGCTGGTGACGTTGACCGTCATGTAGCGGTCGTCGTAGGCGTACCGGACCTGCTCTTTGCCCTGCTCCTGAGCGACCCTCTTGATCTGGGCGATCGTGCGGGAGTCGTACTTGCGGCAGTAGGTGTTGTGGCGGCGGCTCGGGGCGACCAGCATGTCGAACAGGTCTTGGCGCTCCGTGTAGAAGGCGAACGTCCTGCCGAACTCGTCACCGGTCAGATCCCGAGCGTCCACGTGGACGTGCATCCCGGTTGACGTGTTGACGGTGGCACCGGCCTGACGGAGAGCGTTGATCGCCGTGGTCAGTTCGGTCAGGCCGTCCTCGCCGTAGAGGATCGGGGAGACCGCTTCGCAGCCTCCGTACACCGAGCCGTCCAGCAGCGTCTTCCAGTAGCCGGTGGTGGAGTGCGTGTACCCGGAGTCCTGGGCGTTGAGACCTGCTTCGGTCAGCGCACGAGCGGCGGCGTAGGGCTGGAGACCGATGATCTCAAGCTCAACACCGAAGCCGCGGGCGGCGAGGTTGCGGCGAGCGGAGGCGGCACGAACCATGTCGCCGACGATCTGCGGGTAGCTGTTGATCGCCGAGGCGATCTGAGCGAAGGTGTAGCCCTGCTCACGGAGTTGGAGAGCCTGATCCTCCAGGAGCCGACGAGCGGCGGTCCCGGGGCGAGGAGGGCGGGGGCGGGAGTTATTGGTGGTGGTCATGAAGGTCATTATACGTCTGGGGTGTGATACTGTCAACCCCTAGCGACAATATTTCTCAGAAATATTTAAAGTGGCTCTTCCTGGCCTTTCAGCCTCCAGAACCGCGAAGCCAGCCCGATCGTCAAGTCCGGAGGAATGTTGACGAGACCCGCGCCGAACAGGAACGCCTTCACGACGTTCGCGTCGTTCGGATCCAAGCCGTAACCCTCCATCCAGTTCCGGGCGAAGGCCTCCGCCCCATCACGCCACGCAATCGGGCACGCCTCCACGAGCAGGTGGAGCGACTGCACGAAGTCGTCGCGCATCTCCCCTGTGATCGCCGGAGGCACCTCGAACGGCTGCCGGAACGTCCACGGCAACCTCCAGTCGCTCACGTCACCCTCAACTGCTCGTCAAGCCAACGTCGGGCTTCCGGTCCCCTCCAACCTACGGACACAGGCCAACGCCCACGCGCCCGGGCGATCGCTTCTCGACGGGCACCTCGCTTGAAGGGAAGGGCCACTCGGTGCCCCTCTTCGTCAAACGACCTGCCGCAACCGCAACACGTTGAGCAGATCCCGTACCAAACCTGCTCGAAACCGACCCAGCGCCGCACCTGCTTGCAGTCCGGGCATCGGCGGATGCCCCTGATGTAGAGGGTGGCGGGGCGGCAGATGTGGATCGTCATGTCCTGCTCCAGATCTGATGGGCGGCTCGAAGGTCGTCCCACCGTTCAATCGTAGGGTCGTGGAGGTAGGCGTCAACGCAGCGCGCCACCTCCTCTGCGGGGTTGGGGCGGGTGACCACCTCCCGGCAGCCCGGGCGGCCAAGGGCGCGTTGAGGGGTCAAGGCTTCGGTCTGCGGGTCGGGGCGTCCCATCTCAGGTGTCCTTCCTTGTTGTATCCGTGGAACCGGCAGTAGGCGTACCAGACGCCGAGCCGGTTGTGGTCAACCTCGATGACGGCGCCTCGGGGGCACACGCAACACGTCACCCCTCCTCCTCGCTTTCGCCGTAGATGCCTTCCAGGTTCGTCAGCCACTCTCGGGCGGCGACCCAGGGTTTGCTCAACTCGCCGGCAACGAGGGGCGTATCGAGCAACGCTCGCAGGTGGCTGATCGCTTCGTTGCGTTGTGCGGTCATCTCGATCAACTCCTCGTCGCAGTACGGGAGCGTCATGATCGTGTTCCAGATCCGGTTCGGGCCGGAGGAGAACCGCAGGTCGGGCGGAAAGACAAGCTCGACCGGGGTGCGGTCGTCCATACCGGTCACCGGATCGACGGAGCGGTGATCGAAGTCCACCGTTCCTCCGGCAGGGTGAGCGAACCGGAGACACGACCGCAACAGGTTGGCGGCTTCGGTCGCCCTCATGACGTCGCTCGATGGACGTCTGCGCGGGCGATGACGAGTTGTGAGGCGGCGATCGAGCGCAACGCACAGACGATGCCGTACTCGTTGTTCTCCTCTTTCGCCGTGTCGAGCTCCTCGTTGGCCATCGCCAGCAGTTCAGCGTTACTCATGGAGTTCACGACAGCTTCTCCACGAGATCCTCGGAGCACGGCTCGCAGAGACGCACGACCGTGGTGATGTTGTACTGGCGGCCGATCAGAACAGTGACCGTCGCCTCCCGGCCGCACGAGTTGCAGTCGGCGGCAGGGACGAACGGTGCCGTCACCTCGATCATGACGGCTCTCCCAGCGTCCACGCCAACACGAGCAGCAGGGCGGCCAAGAACGATTCCGGCTGATCCGGTTGCAGCAGAGCGCACGCCGCGCCGATGCAGAGGCACGCTCCAAGGCGACGCCTCACGACGCCACCTCCTTCGCACCCTTGCGGCGGTGAGCGAGAGTCGGGAACTCCTCCTCGTCACGCAGGCTGAGGATCTGCCGGGAGCGGCCCATCAGCCACAGGTTCCAGGTCTTGACGAACACGCCGACGTACCCTCCGTTCTGACGCATCTTGTTGCGGGGCAACCAGTTGCGGAGAGCGAGGCGAGGATCCCCGGGTGACAGGTTGGCGCCGGTCAACAGGCCGTCGCAGAACTCGTCGGCCCACTCACGGTTGACGCGGCGAGCGAGGACGATGAACGCCATCCAAGCCGCCTTGATCCCTCCTCCGGTCGCCCGGTACAGCGCCCAGGCGAGCGGCTGAGCCGACTCCAACTCCTCGTGGTGCTCCTCGAAGTAGTCGGTCACGTCGGTGCGGGTGACGGCCGTCATATCCTGGGTCTTGCGGGGATCTCCGTCGCACTCGATCACGTACAGGAGCCGAGCGGCGGCCGCCTTGACGGCTGCATTGGCAACTTCGGGACCGAGACCGTCGCCCGGGGTGCGACCCAGGCCGGTGTCGATGATGCGGTAGGCGTCCCGGTTGACGTTCCGGGCTACCGCCATCCTCACCGTCGCCCCAGACTCGATGACGGCGGCGAGGCGGTGCTGACCGTCGAGCAGCGTCCCATCGGGAGCGAACTTGATCGGGTCGCCCGTCTCCAACCACTGCCCTCGGGCCATCTGGTCGGCGTAGGAGACGACTCGCTGGCGGCGGAGTCCCCGGTTGGCGGTGTTGTGCCCCAGCATGGCGCGAGCCACGTCCGGGGTGATTGTCTCGATAGTGATCTTCATGTGGTGGTCTCTTTCTCTTGTGGTGGTTGGTTTCGCCGACTTACTCGTCGGTGACCTTGTAGAGCGTTTGGCGGCTCATCCCCAGGGTCTCGGCGATCTTCCCCATGCTCCGGCCTCTTGAGCGGAGCGTGGTGATGTAGTTGCGGAGAACCATCCGCTTCGCTGTGGCGGCCTTGTCGGCTTGCAGGGAGCGGTTGCGGAGGGTGATGAGCCGGTTCGCTTCGGAAGCAGGGAGTTCTTCGGCGAACCGGCGATCTGTTTGCATGTCCATGATCTTCATCCTAGCGGAGTTGTCAAGCCTAGGCGACACTAACGGGTTGGCGGTGTTGCAGCGGGAACCGGCGCTCCTCTTGAGCGTCCAGGTCAATCGCGCACTCGTCGCAGAGGCGACGGACGGCTGAGGTTGAGCCGACGAGGAAGATCCCGATGGCGACCTCGCCGCACTCCTCGCAGTTGCAGGGGACGTGCGTCCGGGCGGCCTCTTCGGTGGCGGCCTCTCGGCGGGACCGAACCTGCCGGTACTCCTCGGCCAGGGTGTTGCGGATCGCGGCCGTGACCTGATCGCCGGATTGGTGCTCCTCAGCGGCGTGGCGAGCAGCCTGTTGGGCGGCGACGAACCGGCGGCCACGGTCGGTGCTCCCACCCCGGCAGTCCGGGCCGATCCCGAGCGAGCGTGAGGTGGCGTCGGTGAGGCGGGTGTTGCAGACGTAGCAGCGGCCGATCTCGTGGGCGTAGCGGGCGGCGGCGTTGACGAACCCGTCCTCGTTGATGTAGTCCAGGACGTTCTGGGCGGTGCCGGTGGCGTGGTAGCGGTCGAGGTGGCCGCCGATGACTTCCCGGACCCTGACGCAACCGTCGCGGCGGGTGACGACTGCGAAGAACCGGATCGGCTGACGGTTGAAGGGGAAGTGGGAGCCGTCGATGGCGTAGAACCCGTCCGGGATGCCGTGACGGTTGATCTGCGGGTTGGCGGAGCGGGGCTGGCGTGCCTGGCTGCCGCGGGCGGCGACCCGGGCGTAGACCCTGGCTTGATCCCGGTTGGCGATGAGGGCGTCGATGCGGCGGGAGGCTACGCCGACCGTGGCGGCGTTGCGAACGTAGTCGATCAGGACGTACGTGTTCCCAGCGGACTCGGGGCGCAGGCGGGCGATCTCGTCGGCGAGTTCCCGGGCGAAGGCGACCTGACGCTCGGTCGGGCCGGAGGTGCGTGTGGTGGTGGTCATGGTCCCCATTATACACCCGTCCCTAGATACTGTCAACCCTAGGCGACAATTTATTTAGGGGTTCTACGCTGGCGCGAGTCAACCTGAGGCAGATTTCCTCCTCGTCGTGGGGCCACCAAACCTTCGCGTCGGCGGCGGCCGCCCGCAGATCGGCGAGCGCCTGCTCCTGCTTCGGAGTCGGTTTCTCGCCCTCCGCCTTCAACTCACGGAAGATCACGCCCCACCTCGGGTGAGCCAACACCAGATCCGGGAACCCGGCCGCGTCGGCGTCACCCACCCAAACGCCAGGTTTGACTTGCCGGCGCGAGTCGTTGAAGTGCCACACCCGCCAACCGCACGCCCGAGCCAGATCCATCACCCACTGCTGGAACTGCCGTTCGCTCATGGAGCGCCAGCGGATCTGCTGCGGGGTGAGTTTGCGGCGGGGAGGCATCAGTCGTAGCTCGCCTTCCGTAGGCCTCGGCGTCTCGCTTCGGCGGGATTCTCATGGCGCCAGTCGTGGTGAGAGCGGCACAACACTTGCGTGTTCTCCACGTCGAGGTGGCCTCCGGGCCGCACCCCACGGGACGCTATCTCGTCAACGTCGAGCGGTCCCCAACACGTCACCTCCGGAACGAGCTCTACTGCGGTGCAGCGGTAGTTGGCGCGGCGCAACGTCTCCTCCCGGACGTCAGCCCTCGCCTTCGATTCCCGTTGCCGCTTCTTGCTCACTGGCGCCAGCGGCGTCCTCTTCAACTCCGACGTCCCACGCTTCAACGGTGTTCTGCGCACTCCACACCTCCTCCGGGATCTGGTGCCCGATGTGCCACCAGGCGCACCAAGGGCAACGGTAGTACCAGAGGCGCCGGTCGGCCTTCGGGGAGTCCTTGTTGAAGTCGGGGCGGGTCTGGAGCCGTTTCAGGGTGCGTTTGACGTCCTTCTTGCGGTACTTGACCTTGCTCTCGCACTGGTAGTGCGGGTTGAACCTCACAGCGGTCGCCACGGCTCGTCAACCTCCCACTCCACAGCGTCAGCCGGAACCCAGTGACCGCGTTGGAGATCCCGGTACACGTCCCACCCTTCGCCCTTGTTGGCGACGGGATGGACGATGACGTGTTGGCGGCGCACCTTCGGCACCACCCTCCTGTCCTCCACGTTCGGATTGAACTCCTCCGTCACCCAGCTTGCCGTCACCCGCCACGGCGAAGTGTCAGCCTT